AACTTCTTGCGCAAGCGCACGCTCCTCTGGTCAAAACAGAAGAACGTTGCCAACCGAAACTTCGGTGTGCAGGGAACGACTGGCGTGTTCACCTTCCAGTGGGTTCTGGCCGGTGCCAACGGTGACGAGGAAATCTATTTTGATTGTTCCGTCGCTCCGACGAACGTCTTCCATCTGGTCCCCCAGATGTTGCAGAGCCGGTTCAGCCCGCTCATGCGCCGTGGTTATGGCGGCAAGAATCCCTTCAAGGAGACTGCACCATACATCGAACTCGTCACCGACATGGACACCTGCTGGTTCTTGGACAAGCTGGGTGGCCAACTCGGAACGGGCGGCGGTGAAGGCCCGGACGTTTCCGGAAACTGGCGCTTCACCGAATGGAGCGCGGCCAATGCGTATTGGCGCTACGGCTTCTCCGGTCAAATCGGCAACTATCTTGTCCGCGTGGATGAGATGGGATTGCGATTCAACTACGTCACCGATCTTGGCGCGAACGCGCACGGCGGCAACGGCAACCGTTACCGCTACCAGATCGTCCTGCCGTACGTGAACACGACCACGACGGGTGCCGGAGGCGCTGCCGGTATCGGTTCGGACGAAAACACGGACTTCGACAAAGCGCAGTTCGCTGTGAGCTTCATCTCTCACAAGAAGGGTCTTGAACTGCTGGTGCCGGACGCTCGTCCGCTAAGTCCCGAAATGCCGTTCGGACACCGTGACTTCGGCGGCAAGTGGCGCTTCGCGATGCACGACTTGGGCGCGGATGCTCAAGGCAACGTCATCTCCAACAAGTGGGAGAACAAAGGTCAGTTCATCGCGTGGTTCAAATACTACGTGCGCCCGCTGCACTACGAGTTCTTGGAAGCCATCTTCCACAAACGTGAACAGTTCTGTATTCCCGAAATCGGAACCTGCTCCGTTAATCCGGGCTATCCGCCTCAGAGCTATAGCTCCAGCCTGCCGACTTGTCCGGCACCTGATGGGGTTTACGGAACTGGTGTTCCGACTGGCAGCCAAGACGGTCCAATTCTGTGACCTGATTGGTGTTGAGTTGGTTGCCCCCGGCTCCTTCGTGGTGGCTGGAGCCGGGGGATTTTCGGAAACGTTCGCAGAAGTCACACCATGCCAAACGACACAGACCCTTACTCGGATGCGGCGATGCCCGCACAGGCACCGGCTGAAACCCCGTCCCCGGAATCGGAAGCTTCCGCTCCCGAAGGAGAAGAACCACACGAAGAGGAATCAGAACCGGCACGCGGTCTCCTTCCAAAATCGATTCTGGCGGGGAAGGACTTCAAGCCGGGAGATGAAATCGTGCTCAAGATAGATGCGATTCACGATGACGAAGTGGAAGTGTCCTACGCTCCTGAGAAAAAGTCCGGTGGGGACCAGAAATCCTACGGAGAAGCGAGCGAGGGTTCAGACTCAGAAATGGGCGGGATGATGGAATGATCCTGTGGCTGATCCATCCCAGTTACTTAGCGCTGCGAAATGCTTTGGGTGTTACGGGTTGACGGAGGATGAACAGCTAGAGCTTGAACTACTGGCACAAATAGCTATGGCAACAGATGCTCAAAGTCTTTTAACGCAAGGAGTGTGCTACGCTTGTTACGGAGCGAGCGCCTTCGAAATCATGAAGCTCTCCTTACTGGCACAAATTTCAATCGCTCACAATCCAAGCAACGATGTCACACCCGCTGCGTTGATCGTTCAGGCCCGGTGCTACGTATGCAACACCGGACAACTGACCATGGCGAGGATGATGGAACTGTCGTTGTTGGCTCAGATTGCAACGTGACATGGCTGTTGACGCGCAAACTTTGTTCGAGCAGGCCAAGTGTTATCTGTGCCTTGGGATTTCACAGACTGAAGCGCTCCAGCTTGCGCTGCTGGCTCAGATAACTTCTCAGTTCACTTCAGGCACCGCGCCTCCGGTATCAGCACCGAGTTCCCCAAACTCTCCAGCCACGTTCCTCAATACCGCGACGGGCTTTTACTATAACTGGAACGTGCCCATGCAGCAGTGGATTGCTGTGCCAAAGCGATACCGCGCCAATCTCTCTCAATCCGGAACCAATAATCCTGTCGCCACGGTGTACGAGAACACACTTGGTAACATCGTGTGGAATCGAAGTGATGTTGGGGTGTATGTCGGCATTCTCGTGAACGGATTTCCGGACGGCAAGACATGGGCCAACATTTCGCGAACGAGTTTCCAGACAACAACAATCTTTCCCGAAGACCCAAGCACAATCACCGTTGAAACCTTTACTACCGTGGAGGTGGATGGAGTGCTGAACAAGAGTTCAGTCGAAATCTGCGTCTACCCCTAACCCTATGGCCATCGATCCGAACACCTTATTTGCAGAATCACAGTGTTACCTTTGCCTTGGGATTTCTCAGGCTGAAGCGATTGAACTCGCGTTACTCGCAAGAATCGCGGCTGGCGGAGGCGGTCCACCGGATGGTCTTGGTGCGGGTTATACGAGTGGCTTGTACGATTTGCAAACGGCCTTACCCCAACCCGTATCGGCGCACGGATTAGGTTCTGTTCCTCGCATTGTTCGGATGGTGTTGGTGTGCGTAATCAATGACGTTGGACTCAACAAGGTAGCAGGTCAGGAACTTCAAACGGAATCTGCATGGGCTGCTGTTGATGGGTTTCCTAACTTTTCAGTGTGGGCAGATGCGACGAACATTTATTTTTTCAACGATGCGGCAAGAGTGGGATTTGAGGGAGATGTATCCATCGAAGGTTCGAACGTCGCTTCTTGGAACAATTACAAGTTGAAAATTTACGCTTTCAAATGATTTGAACTGGCTGATTACATGCGCAACGACCCCATTACTGTTTGCACTCGTTCAGCCCCCGCCACCGGCTGAAGACACAAACATCTACTATCACGTTGAGTTGACGTGGAGTTACCCTACTCCGCTTCTTCCGGGAGATTTCTTTTATCTCTACGATGGGAACCAGCCATGGACGTTCACGAACAAGACAGCCATCGGCTCATCCACCAACTACGTCATTGATCGAACGAATTGGGCTGGAACATTTGACACGCACTTCTACGCGGTGACGCTTTCCCGGACAAATGTGGAGAGTGATTTCTCCGGACAGGTAAGATACCCGCTTTACCCTCCGGATAGAGTCACGGTAACGTGGTCCGGGACGAACTTTACAACGCTGTGGAGTTCTACGAATTTACGGCAGTGGTCAGTAGCGGCGATGGTTGGCGGAACGAACACGGTCACTCTCAATCGGTTGTTCAACAGAGAGTTCTTCCGCACGTCACGAAATGTCAGCGGCACAAACATTGAACCTATCCGCATAAAAGTGTGGAACCCATTAAATGAGCCACCCTGAAGACAAGACCGATACGACGTTAGGAGTGAGAATCAGTTCACGCCAGAAGGCCAGCTTGGATTTTGCGTGGAAGGTGGGAACGATTCTCTTGCTCCTACTCAATCTCTTTCTCAAGACCCAGTTCGTCTCACAGGTCAATTATGACAAGGAGAAACAGGACAGGGATGCCGAGTATAAGCAAGACAAGGCCGATCAAAAGGCTGCTGACTCGCTGATGCAATCGGCCATCACTGAACTGAAGACGCTGGTAGCTACGATGGAAGTGAAGAACGAAATCAACCAGCGACAGGACATCATCCTTCAGGATCACGAGAGCCGCATCCGTGCGATGGAGAACGGAAAGAAGCGTTGACAGGATTTCACAGCGGGTCTAATACGGCCCGCATGAAACGCTTCATTGCCGCTCTCAGTGCTTGCGCGTGTATCCTCACCCTCACCGGCTGTAAAACAATCACTCCCCAGCGAGTGGCAGCCGTAGCCCGTTCCGCTGCTTACGGGGGAACCAAAGCAGCCCTGAAAGATCATCCTCAACTCGCTCCGGGTTTCGACAAGGCGCACGACGATTTGATGGAGATTGCCACGTCCACCCGGACCAATCTGGACATCATCGAAGTGGTGCAGATTCTCCAGCGGTTTCCCGTCAAACAGTTTCAAAGTGACACGGCAACAATCATCGTGCAGTCCACGACACTGTTGCTCATGGGAGTTGATCTACCTCCGATACCGGCTGACCGTGTGAAGGACGTTCAGTTGATTTCCAGAGCTATCGCGGAGGGAATTGCTTTAGCCCGGGGTTCCCCAGTGCAATAGGCGCTCACGCCTTGTAGTTGAGGCTCTTGGATTTTGACAGTCCAAGAGCTTTTTCTTTTAGCTCGTCTCTCCAGTCGCGAGCAAATGGATTGGGCCTGTTGGCGCGTTTGTTTACCATTTCGGTGATCACGAAACCTCTTCGTCTGGCTCCTTCGATTCCCACGGCAAGACAGTCAAACAGGTCCGGGCTTCGTCCCGTCTTCTGTTTCATCTTCTCCTTGGTTTCGACTTCGATCTTGTTGGCACCGACACGAGTCCATTCGCGAGCGCATCCTTCCAGCATCACGTCCTCTGTCATGCCCCGGAACTGTCCGGCTTCCACGACGTAGCGGACGGAGTACCACAACTCCGTGACGAACTTGGAGTAGTAGTCCTTGCAGAGCATCGTAATCTGCGAAGAGACAGGACGGTCTGAAGGCTTCCCACCGCAATCAATCGGGACAACGTTCGGAGACCAGAGTCGAGCGAACGAACTGACCAGCGAACTGCGCATACCGGCATCGAAGAAGAAGTTCTCAGGCGGAATTCCACGGGACATGCACTGAGCGCGGACAAAGTTGGCAATCTGATCCTCCGGGATTTCCGAATCGATTGGATTGACCGGCACGATGAGCATGTCAATCAGAGCGAGAATGTTCTTTCGCCGTGGTGCATCGCGACGCTGATTCACGATAGAAGTGATGAGAGCGCCGTCGTCCATCGGAAGTGCTTCAGGCCCGAATTGGATTTCACAGAAGACACAGCGGTCCCCGCCTGTCCCACGGAAGGCTGCGTCCAGAGAGCCGATGCGCGTCCGCTGCTGGTTCAACCACAGTGGCTCCTCCATCGCACCGAACTTGAGACACATTTGACGAGTGATGACACGGCGGGAGCCTTGACCCTTTGGCATCATGCCCTGATTCATCATCGTGAACCACTGGGACTCCAGCCCGTAGAAGGCAACGTCACGGTCAATCTGTTCCTGAGTGATCAACGGAATACCCAGCTTGCCATCCAAATTCGGAGAATCCGTTCCTACCAGTTGAACACAGATGCCGTTTGGACGACGTGTCTCCCACGTCTTGGTTTCCGCAAGCTGATCGATTCCGCCGTCCCATCCTCCAAGATGCGCAGCCGGTTCGCAGAACACACCCAGCGCGTCGGTTGTCTCCTTCGGATTGCCCATGCCAACGGCCTTGAAGTCCGGGTTCTTGTCCAAGTTGGAAATGGCATCCACGAACACACGGGGAAGAAGACTCAACTCATCACCGAAGAGGCGCACGCGCTTGTTCTTGAGACCGGCAAAATCACCGAGACCGATGTAGCTCTCTCCCTTCTTGCACGGCACGCCAACGAGACCGTTGCGGAAGTCACGGCCTTCGAACACAGCGGAGCGTTGATCAGTGATGATGCGGAGCCTTCCTTCAATCAGGTTTCCGGGGAGCCACGAGATGCGCTCCTTGGCACGGCGGTGCAGAGATTTGATTTCTCCCCAGATACGATCTTCCAACCGCTCCTTCGTTGTGGAACAGCAGATGATGGTTGTCTGATCAGGATACGGGTAGTAGTCAATGAGAGCCACCAGTGCGGCAGAGTTGGTCTTGCCGGAAGATGCCGGTCCGATGATGCCGATGGTTCGGTGCGTGATGTATTCTTGGAGGAAGAGTTCATTCCATTTGTGCCAGACGATTTCTGGCCACAGGATTGAGATGGCTGCTTTGTAGTGGAAGAAAAGTCCGTTACCGTAAGTTGTCTGTCCGTTCTTCGATAACCATTTTCCTCCGCGCCGAATGCAATCGAATTCGATTTGGAGCGGGTGCATCGTGTCCCGCCAGAAGCCGCCATACTTGGCAATGCGTCCCATACAATGTTCTTGTCTTTAACAGGTGCGGTAGTAGCGTGCCAATCAGAATCAAGTTATGGGAAGCGATGTTAGCAAACCAGACGGCAGCGTTGACTTCTCCGGTGGAGTCAACTCCATCAAGGTTACAACTGTCCAAGGCCCGCGCAACCCGAACGGTCTTTCCCGAAATGAACTCGCGTGGCTGAACAACGCGACAGTCAGAGACGGAGGCATCACCCAACGTGCAGCTTACAAGCTCAAGGGCAGAATGTTCGCGGGGGACGGAATCTTTCAGGGTGCCTTCATGTATGACGCGCCGGACGGCACGACATATCCCATCGTGGCTAAGGGTGGAAAAATCTACAAGATTGATCCGGAGACAGGCGTTGCCATCAATCTTTCGGATACTGCGTTTAACCTGACTCCATTTCCTGTTGGAGTGTATTTGAAGAATCTCAACGCTCCTCCCGGTTCAATCATCACAGTTGAAGCCGGAACCCAAGCCAACACTTCCATTGGATTGCTGGGGAACTACACCGCACCGGCTGTGAACGGAACCGTGTTCGCTGCTCTGGCCACAGCGTACCGAGGTGCAGTCAACATCACGGTTCCGATCACGAATCGTTTCACTTTAATCTCTGCCGCCAACACGACACTGCACATCACCAATCCTCCAGCCAACTCGCTTGGATATTGGACTGCGGATTTGACGATCAGGAATGAGAACATGCCGCCCGGTGTTATCGTTGGAGTGCAACCCAACGGCGGATTGAACGTGCAACCATTGGCTCCGTATGTCGGACCCCCGGTCCTATTTACAGTGCCGTCTTTCGTGACACCCGCTTTAGGAGGGACTGTTACGGTGAGCGTGAGTTGCGCTGTGCGCTCTACAGCAGGAGCCTTCAGTAACACTGCCTTCACTTCTCAGATCACATCTATTCTGTTCGATCAGATTAACCTCCTTCTGGTCAACTCGTCATTCCCTCCGGATGAAACCAACGTCGGAGGGATGCCCGCATTTTTGGATTACTTTTATTTTTGTCAGGCCGAAGAGTTCCTCATTATCCAAGCTGGCGATTACAAGACGCTGCCTCTCTTCTGGGACGGAACCACTCTGAGACGATCACGAGGGATCACAAATACGGCTCTGGCTTCCCAGATCAACGGGCAGAACGAGATTCCTGCCGCTGGACCGATGGACTATTACATGGGCCGGGTGTGGTACGCTCAGGGAAGATCATACTCAGCCGGTGACATCGTTGGGGGACCGTCTGGAACAGGCACCTACAACTTTCGGGATTCGGTGTTGAACGTGACAGAGAATCCGCTGGCGATTGGAGGAGATGGATTCCGTGTTCCGGACAGTTCTGGAAACATCACCGCGCTCTCTCACAATGCGAACTTGGATGCAGCGCTTGGACAGGGACGGCTGTTCATCTTCACGCTGAAGACCGTCTACAACCTCGTTGTGCCGGTGACGCGCACGGATTGGATTGCTTCAACCAGCGCGAATCAGCCGCTTCAATCAGTCGTGCAGATTGCAAACGGGAGTGTCAATGACAGGTCCGTTGTCCCGGTGAACGGAGACTTGTTCTTCCAATCTCTGGAACCGGCAATCCGTTCGGCGATGACTTCCATCCGATACTTCGGCCAGTGGGGAAACATCCAGTTCAGTGCGAACGAAAACCGTGTGCTGGCTCTGGCTCAGACAGACCTGTTGAGATTCGCCACGGGAATCAACTTCAACAATCGGATGTTGCAGTCCACTCTTCCCCGGCAAGTGGCTCAAGGCGTGATTCACTCAGCCGTGATTCCGTTGGACTTCATGCCCATCAGCACCTTTGGAGAAACTCACCCGCCAACGTGGGAGGGAATCCAGCAAGGCTTGAGCGTGTTGCAGTTGCTTGTTGGAACGATCAACAATGTCGAGCGAGCCTTCGCGATTGCTCTCTCGGATACGGACTCCTCGTTCATGCTGTGGGAACTCACCAAGTCCGAACGGTTCGAAGCGGACGACACACGAGTCAAATGGTCAATGGAGTTCCCGGCTCTCAACTGGGGAGAAGAGTTCGAACTCAAAGAGCTAATCGCGTTCGAACTGTGGGTGGACAGGATGGCCGGTGAAGTCGCCTTCTATCTGGATTACCGTCCGGACTCTGATCCGTGCTGGTATCCGTGGCACAAATGGAAACAGTGCAGCGCTCGCAACACCTGCGAGGACGTGTTCAATCCCATTTGTTATCCCATCCAACCCTTTCAGGAAACGTTCCGCGCCACGATGATCACTCCGAAACCTCCGGTGGCAGGATGCGAAGCTCTGACTGGAAGACCGGCTTACGTGGGTTATCAGTTTCAAGTGCGTCTTACCATTGTCGGCTTCTGCCGCGTGCGCGGATTCCTATTGCACGCCAATCCGGTTGAGAAGACGGACTTCCCTGTGATGACCTGTAACACTCAGAATCCGCCATGAACAGAGAGTGCAATTCAAAGCGTAACTGCCCGGAGGACTCGGACCCGCTGACAGACTACAGCAGTGAAGCCCCGGACAAAGAGATTGTGTTTGCCACACAGACACAGAACTTCATGCCTCCACCGCTTGGTTCAAACTTCGTGACAAGTAATTGTTATGCGATTGAACAGGGAGAGACGTTGGAAGAGGCGCAAGGAAATGCACTGTCATCCGTGGTGGACTGCATCGCCTCTCATGGAGTGACTCCTCCGACACAGATTCTCCCGGACCCTCCCGGAACTCCTCCGGAGAATCGTGATCCGAATGTGTTCCAGAACGCTGATCAGTTGTGCACGGCTCTGTGCCCGGACGGGTTGCCTTTCACGTTCATCGTTCCGGCTGGACGGTTCACCGCATTCAGCCAGATCGAAGCCGATCAGATGGCTCATTCGTTTGCGTGCACCAATGTTGTTGCCGCAAGGTTGTGCGTAGGTTCCATCAGTCCTCCGGAGTGCTGCCTCAATCAGCCGTTCTCCACGACGATCACCTCTACCAAGCCCGCGAATTTCTCCGTGTTCTCTGGCGCTCTTCCAACAGGATTGAGGATTAGCCAGTTGAACCCAACCACGGGACTCATCTCCGGCACTCCCACAGCCGTTGGACAGTTTCAGTTCGCGCTGAGAGCGACAGATGCAAACGGGGATTACATGCAGAAGGCGTTTCAGATGATCACGGCTGGAATCATCACGTCTTCCATTCCATCCTCTCAGGCGCTCATTCCTTATTCTGTTACGTTCGTCGGGTCCACGTTGAGCTTCGGAACAATGGTGTGGTCTCTGGTGTCAGGCTCGCTACCGGCTGGATTGTCGTTCAACCCGGCAAACCAAACTCTTTCAGGAACACCAACAGAAGGCGGGACGTTCAACTTCACTCTCCAGATCACCGATGGCATTGTGCAGTGCCGCCGCTCCTTTGTTCTGACAGTGGTTCCGTGCATCGCGTTCTATCCGAGCACGGCCTTCCATTGGTACGATGCAAGCCAGCTTGCGGGGTCAGACGGTGATCAGGTGAGCAGCTTCAAGGACAGCACGTCTAACCACAACGATTGGCTTGTCCAAGGCGGCATCCATCTGCCTCCGATTCTGAAAGTGGCTGCACGAAACGGACGGAACATTCTCAGGTGGCAGACTGCCCCAGCGGACAACTCCAACGCTGGCCAGATTCAAAAGGCCATCGGAATCGGAAACTACAACTTTGTGTTGAACGGACTGAACCAACTGTATGTGTTTTGGGCTGGGGCCAACACCAGTGCAGGCGCTCAACACGGTGTTTTGGAAGCCAATTTCATTGGGGCAGGTGGAGGTGTTTTCTACGTGCGCAGTTCCAACGTCAATCAATCGGTGGGAATGATCTACTCCCGGGCTGGAGAAGCTCAGGCTCACATGGACTCCACCTTCATCACCACAGTTGGACAGTGGAACATGATCATGTGGCACATCAACTTCGCTGCCGGAACAGCCCGCATCGATGTTGATGGAACAACCTATTACAACGGTTCTGGATGTAGCACGACGGGAGCCTCTGCACAGAACTCACAGACGAGCCTTCCGCAATCCACGGCTGGTGAACAAAGGGACTGGGGTGAACTGATTCTTGATGCGAACTTGTTGACCCAAGACCAGATTGACAAGTATTTCGGATACCTCGCCTTGAAGTGGGGATTGCAGGCAAACCTTCCAGCAAACCATCCTTACAAGAACGCGACTCCATGTCTGTGATTGCCAAAACAGAACGGGAGGAGTAAAGCAGCAGGAACGAGTATGCAGCGATTGCGACTTTACGATTGCCGGATGAGCCGCCTTCCAACCGTGATGAGGCTCTGCCAGTCCGACATTAACGGAGTGGCCAACGCTGTGAACTCCGCCCAACGCCGATTACTTTACGCCAAGGAAGCAGGTGATGAGGGATGGTGGGGAACTTGGGCGGAGATTGCCTTCAATGTGGACAGGACTCAGCCGGTCATTACGTTGCCGCGAGACATCGCACGGCTGGAAGCGGTGAACGTGTGCAACCATCCCGTTGCCGTCAACAACCAGTTCTTCGAATATCTGGAGTTCGGTAACGGAAGGATGCCCAAGAGATTCACGAACTGCCCGGGATTGATTCAGTTCTACTCCCGGAACAACGCTGCCACATTCCGTGATCTTTCGAATCCTCCGCAAATCCTGAAGCTCGTGCTCACGGACTCCCGTGACATCGGCAAGCGCGTGTTGATCCAAGGCTTCGATTCCAACAGCAACACGATTTACACACAGGACGGAACAAACAAACTGATTGGAGTTTACGTCCCGCTGGATGCTCCGTTTGTGTCGTGTCCCACTATGCTCAACACGATCACTGGCATTCAGAAGGATCAAACCTACGGCAACGTTCAGTTCTTTCAGGTGCATCCGGACACAGGTGAAGAGATTCTCTTGCTCACGATGGAACCGGGAGAAACCACTGGCTGGTATAGGCGCTACTTTTTGAATCCAGTTCCGCTAAACTGCTGCCAAGGCACCGGCTCCGGAACAACGGTTCAGGTCACAGCGATTGCCAAGCTGGAATTCATCCCTGTCGCTTTCGACACCGATTACTGTCTCATCCAAAACCTTGAGGCACTGATCGAAGAGTGCCAATCACTTCGTCTTTCGGAGGTGGATAAGGCTGTTGCAAAACAGATGGCCATGGACCGGCACAAAGCCGCTATCGCCATGTTGAACGGTGAACTCAAGCACTACGTTGGCGTCACGAAGCCAGCGATTTCAGTTGCTCCTTTTGGCAGTGCGCGGCTGGAAAAGAAAAGCATCGGAACACTGATATGATCACAATGTCCGGACCGGCCACTCTCCCGGGCCAACGAACCAATTACAGTCCTACCTACGGAGGGAAACCCAAGGTTCCGTCTCCCGTCGCTACGATGGGGAGCGCCGTAGCTGGTGACACAGCCGCGCTCCCCGGTCTCAAGACCCTTGGCACTGGTGTATCGAATTATCTGGAAGACCAACTGGTCAATAACTACAACGTCGCGATTCCCGATTACTCAGGTTTGGCCGCACAGTCTTCCCAGAACATCGGCTCCGAACTTCGTGGAGAACTTCCGCAAGATGTCATCAACCAGATCACTCAGAACGCGGCGGAGCGCGGGATCATCACCGGGACTTCCGGTTCAGGAAATGCCGAAGCCGCATTGCTCCGCTCGCTAGGTCTCACCTCATTGAACATGACTGGACTTGGAGAACAGAACTTGAGCGGAGCCGTCGCTCGCAGTCCAATCGCCAAGCCTTTCGACATCTCCAGTTTGTTCATCACTCCGGAGCAGGTGCAGGAAGCACAGACTATGGCGAACGTTTATGCTTCCGCTCCCGACCCGGCTGCTGCTGGACAACACATGGAAGCGCTGGCTCGCGGTGGCGCTGGCGCTGAAGAGTTGCCGTGGTACGTGAGCGCTGGAGAACGCGCTGCACTGTCGAGTCCGGGCGGTGCTCACTACAGTCCGATGGGACAGTGGATGCCATCGGTTGGAGGAGGAGTGTTCTAATGCCAGCGTATCCGATTCCTCCTTGGCTCAGTGTGACTCCCGCTCAGTTTGGTGAAGCAGCGGGAACGGGAGCACGCATCGATCTTGGAAGAGCACAACTGGCAGAGGAATCACGAGCGGCCAGAGTGCGGGCCATGCTCACCTCTCAACAGATGGCTCAAGAAGCCAAAGCTCAGGAAGAGGAGAGTCTTCGCAAGCAACATGAGGCTGAAGTCTCGCACCAGTACGAACAGGCTCAAATTGGTTTGCGTGCTCGCTCGTTGGATCAGGAGCAACAGGCGTTCGAACACGAAGTATCCATGGCGGCGATGAAGTCAGCCGCTCAACAGCAAGCAGCACGGAGAATTTCAGCCGGAGAAGACCCCACAAAAGTGTGGTCAGAACTTGGACCGCAACTGGGTCTTACGGGAGCCGGTCTCGCCAACGTGCTCAAGCAACCGTTCCGTTTCACCGGAGCACAGCCGGTGCCGGGTAGGACGGACCTTGACGCGATTCAAACGGGTCCGAATCAATTCCGTATCATGCCCAAGCAAGCAAAGGTTCCAACATCCATCCGGAGCCTTCCGATCTTGGGTGCCGATGGACAACCTATCCGTGGTGTGTTTGGAACTCCCGGACCAAACGGTATCCCTCGCATCCACAACATCCCCACGATGAGTGATGCTGAAGCCGCGATGGAAATGATCAAGCTCAAGGCAGGTAAAGCGGGTTCCGAATCCGCGCTTCCGACAGCAGCAGCCGCTCCTGCCGGTCCGTCGCTCTCCGCTCAAAAAGCTCAACGCGCCAACGAACTTGCCAATGAGAACCCGGATTGGACGCGAGAAGAAATCATTGACGCAGTTAATGAAGAGTTCCAACAGTAAGAGATGCCGCTCTCTTTCACAGAGAATGATTTCGGAACCGAACCTTCTTCAAAGAGCTTAACGTTCAGCGAAGAGGATTTCGCCCCACAGTCCAAACCCACGGAACAAGACAAGCAGGTGATGGAGCGGATGCTCCAGCCAGCCGTCGTCCCTCCAATGATGCCGGAAGCTGGTGCCGATCTTGGATTGTACATGGCTAAGGAGTATGGGATGCCGCTTGCTCCAAGTGGTTCTGCCGGACACGAATTGATGGAGGCCGCTCAGGAGCCGCTGATTCCGATGCCTGAACCTTTGTCTGCTGAAGAGTGGCAGGGCATCATTCCCAACAAGACCGGAGCACGAGTGGCCGCTGGCACGTTCAACCTGCTGACAAGCCCGGGACGATTTCTCAACTCGCCTCTGGGTCTCTACACCGCTGGCGCTGGCCCGTTCATTCAACGACTGCTTGGACTGGCGTTCGCTCCCGGCATGGTCAAGAGCGGAGCCGAAAAACTTGGAGAGGCATACGCTGAAGGAGACGTTCAGAAATACATTGAGGGAACCGGAGAGGTGGGAATGGGTGGACTGGTTGGACTTCCCGAAGCCAAGAACCTTGGACGCACCGTTGGAGAACGAGTGCCTCTAACACAGGGAGATGTCCAGAGAATCGCTTACCGCAACCTGTGGGAGTCAGTCAACAATCCACAAATGCCGCGTTCACTCCGGCAGCAACTTGAGGACGTAACCTATGCCTTACACCCCGAAGCAGAACCGATTCTTCCGAATGTGCCAACACAACCCGGAGAAAGCCCGGGGCAAGTGCCCGTCACGCCAAGTGGCAAAAAAGCTGGCACACGAGGGAGTAAAAAAGGAGTGGCCAAAGAAACACAAGTTCCACTGAACGAAGAGGACGCCAAGTATCTTGAGGCTGAACGTCAAGGGATTGATTCTCCGATTGAATTCGTGTCGGCCACAGAACCGGGTCAACCGTTCGCTGGAGAGATTGCCACGATCAACCGAAAGAATGGTTCCATTGTCATCAACTCAGCGGAGTTCTCCGCCTGGCTCAAGAGCGTCCCGGAGCGAGCACGAAGTAAAGCTGTTCGTTCGTTGCTCTGGGAAGAGCGCATCCATCTGTCTGTTGACGACACTTCAGCCAAGTCCTATTGGGGGACACTCACTGGCCCGGAAAAGGCCATCGTCATGCGTCGGTACAGCGGACGCTGGGGAGTTCCGAGTGAGCCAAGCGCACTGTCCGCCACTGATCTTGGACATGAAGCGATTCGGTTCCGGATGCAACAGCTTGCCCGCATGGAACCACGAGAGATTGCTGAAGCGGCGTTCCGCGAGAAGTGGACGCTCAAAGGATTGACCGCCGTGGAGTCGGCCATCCGTGGAACCCGTGAAGCTTTCGGCACCAAGGCCGCTGGTACGGGCAAAGCTATCATTGACCGAATGCAGAGCAATCTGGATGTGGCCAAGGCTATTGCTGGTGGATCAACTCCGGCAGCACTGCGCAAGGATCAGGCACGAAATGAAATCGATCAGGCCAAGAGCACTGAAGACGCTTACCTGATTGGCGAGCGAATCACGGCTGAAGACATCCCGACCTTGGAACAGGCTGGCAAGGACGCCATGGCCGAACAGAAGAACATCCACGGCAAGTTGGAAGACTTGAGGCGGCAGATCGATGATCCTGAAGAGTACAATCGCGCTGCAACAGAGGTGATGCAGAACGGCATGAAGGCCGGGATGAAGAACCAGTTTGCTCGCGAAGCTATCAAATGGCGGAGAGCGATTGACGAAGCCAAGGAAACGGGAGCGAAGACACTGAAGGAGTTCGGAGAGATTGCCATTAAGCATGGAGTTGGAGCGCGGGAAGAAGGGAAGGGATTGATGGATGCTGTCGAGCGTGACAGAGCCAAGGCGGAACCGGAAGTTGAAGGCGTCACGCCATTGGATTACCAGAGCGGAACACCTCTGGCTGAAGTGGAGCGACTACAGACTGAGCCAGCAGCCATGCGCAAGGGGAAGGCTCCGAAGGAACATCCTGAATTTTTCCTGCCGCCGATGGGTGCAGGCGAGTCCCGCGAGACTCACGCGCCGATCACACCGAAAGCTGTGACTGGAGAAATCCAAGCAGAGCTTGGCGGCGGGAGTCTTCATCCGATGACGTTCAAAGGAGGTTCAGCCACACAGGAGGCAAAGAACTTTGTTGCCAGCGTGCAGCGCCCGGACTTCGAAAGCTTCTCCAATCAGGTCAAGGCCAAATACGGTGACGTGCAGCCCGGACAGTTGCGTGACGCTTGGGTCTCTGGCGTGTGGGATTACCTGATGAAGGCTCCGGGCACAGAATTATCACGGCTCCGCTCCGCGTTCGGAATTGGAAAAGAAGTCGGTCACACACAGGCCATCGCTGATCCACTTCCCGAACTGCCAGCAGTTAAGCCACGTCTGTCGTTCGAACCTTTGGGCCGAAGACCAAAAGGTGTTCGTGCCATCGAAGCTCAGGCCAAGACTCCGGCACAGAAGTACCGCAATGCCGTCATCTCACTTCTGGGTGAGAAGCTGATCCGTTCAGCCGAAGAGGGTAAGAAAGCTTGGAACCGTAAGGATGTTGGCGCGGATGAAATCGGTTTTTGGAGACAGAGCGAAGAGCCAGCCATGTCCGCCATTGCTCCGGATGAATTGAGCAACGTTCAAGTCCTTGGCAGAAAGCTGACATCTGATGCACGCTCCGAAGCCAGCACGAAGATCACCCGTGGCGGACGGACCTATCAACAGAAGGCTCCTCCAGTTTCCGTCACGAAACGGCTGACTGCACTTCTTGACCCGAAGACTGGCAAGATCGAACTCGTCTCTACGTTCCGTGATCCACGACGGGGAGCCGTGCTTCTTGACCCGGCATCGCCGGGACAGACGCACAGCCCGTTGCCGTCCATGCTCAGGCGTTACAAGCCGATCTATTCCTTTCTCCTCGATGAGCCGGTACAGAACTTTCGCAAGTCATACAAAAACCGCGAGGAATTCGGACAGGAGTTCCTGACAGAAGCTCGTAACCGGCAAGCGGAGAACGCGACGGCTGAGGCTTCTCTATCAGAAGACGCTGGGAAGTTGGAAGGGAACGTTGAAACTTCTGTGCCCAGCGTACTTGAAACTGGAGGCAAGTTGACCGATGCTGAAGCGCAATCATTCCTCGATAACCTTTACGATGAAGTCTCGAAGATCGAATCACCGGACGACGTGCGCCTCTTGGTTGACGCGCTCCACGCGAAGTTCGAATCGGGCACTCTCACTGGCCGGGACTGGCAGACGATCACGACGTTACAGAAAGTCACTGACGCTCTTCAAGAGCGATGGAATCTCCCGCCAGATCAAGCGAAGGATCAAGCCTTTGACGAACTCTATGACCTTGCCAAAAAATCCGAAAGCTCAGGCGACTTCGTTGCGCAAGCCATCCAAAGATACGCACCGGAAACTGGAAGAACTTTTCCAAGCGAATCGCAAGCGGGCGCAGCAACCCAAACAGGCCGCGAGCTAACGATGCGGGAGAGAATCCCGCCGACAGTTGATCCAAACCTCACGCTCCCCAAGGGTACGGGTCCGGAACCCACGCTTCCTCCTCCTACTCCTCCGGAGATGCTCACCAAGCGTCAACGGAATTTCGTCAACAAGATGGCTCACGCTCCGAAGGTGGAAACACCGGAGGAGAACTGGCCATACCCTCGTGAAGAGTCCGCTCCGAAAGCTCTGCGCAAGAGCAAGCAGTACGCTGAAGACGAGTTCCTGAAAATCGTTGGCGGTCTCTACGCATGGAACAAACGTCGCCAGACAACCGCTGACATCGTTCGGTGGAGAGACGGCGCTGAGACGCTGGCCAACAACGATGCGCGACAAGTCGGCAACGCCGTTCGTGTTCAATCGAAAGACCCGATGGTCAGAGCAGCGGCCAAGGCAATGCTATCGGCTGGCGGAGACAGAGCGCGACTGGACACGTTCTTGGCTTCCATCGCTCGTGGACGCGCAAAAGCTGAACTCCTGTTGAACCGTGGACGGATGATTGCCGGTGTTGCTCCAGAGGATGCCATCATCGCCAAGCGATGGATTGAAGCAGCCGACAAGTTGAAGGCGGAAGTTGAGTATGCGAAGGCCCATTGGAACGACACCGACCTTCGTGAAGTGGCGCGAGTGGCGCGGGAAGAGTTGGACTCGCAAATGAATTTCGAATTGCTGAACGGTGTGAAGATTGAACCCGTTCGTGATTATGTCCCCGGCAGATACGATGCGGAATTCTTCAACGACAAGAACGTCATGTTTGGAGAACAGGTGCTTGGAAGAAACTTCCGCAAGCCACGACTCTTCGACAACTACTACTCTGCGATTCAGGCCGGACCTTACATCCCGAAGGACTACGACATTTCCAACTTGGTTGAACACCGAGTCCGAGCCGGACGGCAGTTCGTCAACCGTGACCTGTGGATGAAATCCCTCTACGGTGTCACAGACCCAGTGTCAGGTGAAGCTGTCATCGCACAGCCGGTGAAGAAGAACGGGAAGCCCCAGCCGCCGAACAACAATTACGAACTCTATGCGCTGGCTCACGGACAAGAACCGTTCGCTGTGCGCAAGGGATACACGGACGTTCTGGACGCGATGACACAGCCCGGAAAGATTTCGAAGTCAGCGGGCGGACGTGTGGCATTGGCCTTCAGCGGACTACTGAAGCACGGAGTCATCCTGATCTTGGACACGTTCCACCCGGGACGCCTTGGCCAGTATGCTCTCTCCATGATGGGTCCGAAGGAAGCCGGTTTCCGTGGAGGATGGTCAGCACTGGAATACAGAGCCGCCGATCTTCCCAACGCAATCAGACAAGGCTACGTCACTCCCAAGCAAGCGGCATGGGCGGACGCGCCGGTCAATGTGAACATCGCAGGACGAACGCTGAGATACACTCGCCGTGAAATCCTGAACGCGATGCAGAAGCAGGGCTTGAACGTTGGACGGATTCAGGATGCGATTTACTCCGACCTTGTTCGAAGCTGGCCGATCATCGGCACGCTGAACAAGTTCACATTCGATAAGCTCACTCGTGGACTCATGGCTGAATCGGCTGTGCGTTCGTTTGAGAAGCTCAACAAGAAGTATCCGAACATGGATGCCGGGAAGCTGATGCGCGATGTCGTCAAGGATGTGAACATCTATTACGGATCACTGGGACGACAGGGGTGGATCAGGAACCCCACGTTGCGCGAACTCTCGCAGATTGTGTTCTTGGCTCCGCAGTGGGTGGAAGGATTGGTTCAGAAGGAACTGCGAACCTACGGACGGATTGCGAAAGCCCCTTACTCGATTTACAAGGGCCAGCCGGTCATGGGCGCTCTGGGTTCAGGCATGGCCAAGGGATTTGTCAGTTACCTGGTGCTCACCCAACTGCTGAACCTGATGACGAGGCGCAAGCTCACGTTCCAGAACGAGGAAGAGGGTCACAAGCTGGACGCATGGATTCCGACAGGGGAAGACTCAGGCTTCTGGGTGTCTCCGATGTCTGTCTTTGCGGAAGTGACGCACGACATCCAGCGGCTCTCCAGCAGCAAGCCAACGGTTGTGGAAGGATTCCGGCAGGTGGGAGCCAACAAACTTGGACCGCTGGGGCGGCTCCTGTGGGTTCTTGGCACGCGGGAGAATGCGCAAGGTCAGCGGCTCACCAGCAGTTGGGGATTTGCGAAGGAGATGGGGAGCCAACTGGCACCCGCACCGATTTCACTGGGGACACCCGCCCGATACATCGCCAGCAAGATTGCGCCGTCCATGGTGTCACCTCCTCCGCCCGGAGCGATTCAACAGCGCTTGCTGGGTGCAGGTGGACTCAAAGTTCAGCCCGGGGAATCAGCCTTGGTTCAGGCGCAACATCTGGCGGAGGAGTTTGTTGAGAAGCACGGATTGAAGAAGGACACCGGGTTCATGCAGGTTCCGACTGATGAACCCAGTTATGCGAAGCTGAGAAGCGCACTGCGTAGTGGTGACATCAAAGCAGCGCGGGCGAACTTCGAAGCTCTGAAGAAAGGGCGCAACGATGCCCAGATTTTGAAGGCCATGCGGTTATGGGCGAAGCGTCCGCTCACTGGAAGCTGGAAGAATGAGATGCAGTGGTTGCAGGATATGGACCCGAAGACGTTCGCGCTCTACTCCAAGTCAGTCACCCAGCGGCAGAAGCTTTGGAATGATTTCCTTTCGTTTTACATGACCACAGAATAAATCGAAGCCTCCTGCAAATTCGGCACTGCCTGCCGCCTGTTCCTGTAAGATATGTGTTCTGCTTGGTGAATTCGTGACCGAATTTACAATGTGTCTTGACTGCATTGCGTGCGCTTTGACCTGTACCCCTCAGAATGTTTTCTCTGATCGTCACCACTTGCAGATGAAATGGATTTACACACCATCGGTTGCGACAGAGATGATCGATAGTCATTCCTGTGGGAATGGGATAGCGAAACGCTTCAAAGGAAAACCGATGCGCCAATACTGGAGCGGGCCTCTTCACCATGAAGAAGCCATAACCCAGTTGCTTGTTGACGTGTCCGCACCACTTCCAGCATCCGTTATCACATCGTCGTAGTTTTCGAATGAACCTGTCAAATGCCGGAATCGTTTTGCGTTTTACTGTCCACGGCATAGTTTGATCATGAATCCGACAACCAAGGCCAGAAGGAACAGAGTCAGCATCCAGCCTTGGAGGACGGGTAGGTTTTTAAAGAACAAAGCTCCCAGCAAAAGCAGAGAGCTTGTTCCAATCCAGAAGTAGAAGGCTTTCATTCCCGGACCTTCTCCCAATGCCCTTGAGAATTTGCCGGAACGTAGACGAATCCGGCTTTGATGTATTCGCCTTCCAACTGGTTGCAGGACTTGACGCTTCCGACAACCATCAGGCAGACGATGTATGCAATGGCCGTGAAAGCCGTTGCCCAGATGATGTGTTTCTTTGTGTCGTTCATAATTTCATTCCATCCATCTAACGCACTCTTTTGTGGAACATGCTGCATGGACGTGACCGTTATACGAATTGCGCGAGTATCGCAGCTTTCCCACTTTGCAAATGGGACATTGCATTATCCCGCTTCCGCTGTAGCAATTCTTTTGAAGGCCAACATTCCACCAGTGATGCGCTGTTTTGGGGTCAAGTGGTTTAACCGTCTTGTCGTTTGCCTGAAACCTTATTCGCAAGTCCTCAAGAATGGCATCACGAGCAATGTCTGTGTTCGTCACTTGATCACCTTCTCTATTGTGGGTGCGGTTTGTTTTGCTTCCACCATTCCTTCAAGGAGGGTGGACATCATTGAGTTGAGTTCCTTGCCTTTCTTCTTGGTGACGGCAGACAGTTGCTCCTTCAGTTCTCCCTTCTTCACCGTGACTGTCTGAAGAAACTGTTCGGCTGTGCCGCCAAGTTCGGAGAACCGTTCGTAAACGCCTTGCGCGTTGGTGACGCTCTCCCGGATCACTCCGGGTTTGAGGATGTAACCAGTGACCGCGTGTGGGTCTTCGGCCATCAGCCTCTTCATCTCCGACTGAGTTTCATCCAGCCACTTCTGCGCAACCTTAGCCTTGTCCAAGAACATCGCTCGCTGGTCAGGACTCCACGCAACAACCGGGACATCCAGCAGAGAGAGCATGTGAGGAACCATGGAGCCAGCGAATTTCTGGTAGTCGGCACACTCGTTGCGAGCCAAACAGAATTTGCACTGAGCTTCACCCGCCGTGCGCTTGGCTGTCGGATCATGGCTGGCGTTGACTCGTGCGAACATTTCCGTTTCGGCTCGCTTCAAATCTTCCCGTGCGTAGTAGCAAACTTCCGGACTGTGAGTGACCAGCGGTTGGATTACGGCAACAGCAATGTCGGAAACAATTTTGTTTCCGCTTACCAACACGGCTTGATCACGGAGTTGTTGATTCTTCGGAGACTCAGGGATTTCACCCGCCAGAGTCTTGTATTCGATGATCAGCGCTCGCTGGCCAAAGCGGTAGACAACATCAGGCTTGGCACTGTGCTTGTGTCCAGTGGCGGTGATAGTCACCCAGAGTCTTTCCTCTCGCCACGCTTTGATTTGTTCCTTGCTGTGTGCCATTTCAGGAAAGAGTTCCATCAACAACTTGTTCTCAATCGTCACGCACGACTCATAGATGTCATGCTGTTCGATGGATAGCTTGGATGTGTCGCCAGTTCTGAGTGCGTCATGGATCAATCGTCCATGCGAAGCGTCGGCGCTCTCAGGGCCAGCCGTCTTTCCTTTCTGCGCAAGGTGACGGCCTTGGCAGAGAAGATCGTACTCAGCGTTGGATGCAGAGGTGAATCCACCCCTTTCGTCTATGATGTCAGGTTGTGTTGTCATTTTAATAATTTGTCTAAGGCTTGAACTGCTTCTATCGGCATGACTTCTCCGAAGTCTTCTTCCCAGTTTCCCAGCGGTTTCTCCAGTGTGAAGATGCTCGCCGCGACGACAACAGTGTTGTCGATCAATTCATCACACTTGTCACAATGGTAGTTGTTCATTGGAGTAAACTCTCCGTTCACCGTGACACCGTGAGCATTTGCTCCCAGCGCCACGAAGGTTTTGCGCATGAAGAATCCATGCTGCTTGTCCAATGCGTGAAGATCGTACGGATCACCGCACTTCCGGCAAAGAAGTTGTCGGCTCATAATTTCGTAACAAACAACGCGCCCGTACAGAGGATGCACCCTGCAAGTGGGGTGCATGAACCAACTCTCCGCTTATAGAGGAAGCTGTGACCCGTATCCTCATTTCACGAGAGAGCCAGTCCTTTTTCTGCCCAGGCAATTTCCAGACTGATACATGACGGGGACAGTTACCAAAAGACCATCATGCCAGCCACGTTGCTCCGGTCGCGTTGTTAAATTGGTTACATATTCGCCGCTGTCGCCATCTCCTTCACGCGCTTAACAATGTCTTCCCACTGGTTGAGCAGCGTCTCAAGAGCGCTCTCGTTCAACTGTTCGAACGTCTGAGTGCCCTGTTCAGCAATGCCTACTTCTGTCAGGAAATAGATCACCGTTTCCTCTTTTACTCCGGCAATCTTGGAGAAGGAACGAACCTTCTCCACCGGAGTCTGCTGCTTCTGTTGAGGTGCGGGCGGCGTTGGCGGAGTTGCTCCTGCCGGGTTCGCTTCCTGTGGCGCTCCTGCCGGAGGAGTTGGCTCGTTGAACAACGGCTTGCTGGGAATGTTCGGGAACGCTTCCTCAACCGTTGTGTCTCCGTCGTTGATGGCGGTCTTGAGTCCAGTGAGAACAATCAAGTGATCGTCCGACACTTCACTCCAGCCCTTTACTTTCAGGACGGTGAACACGCGGCGGTCATCCACCTTGATTGCCTTCAGCCAGTCACGCACTCGTTTGCGACGGTCTTCCAGAGAGACCACATCCTTGTTGATGACACCGATGGCGGCATCGATCACCGCTTTGCACAACGCCTTGGGGACAACCTTGAACACGGCATCCCGGTAAGCCTTGGCCAGACACGCCTTGGCCACAACTGCGCGTTGCCCTTCGGAGTAGGGCTTTCCCATCTTCGTGACGGTTGGCTCAATGCACTCGGACTTGCCCGCGTAATTGGATTCAAGATCGTGAGCAACTCCTTCGCACTTCACGTAGCGTTCAGTCTGTTCCACGATGCGCGAAGCAACACGAAGATTGCCGTAGCTGGCTGCTACGATTTCTGCCAGACGAATGCTGGCACCTTCCGCAACCTTGCCGTCTCCGACAGGCCGGGAGTAGATACAGCTTTCCGCTGTCGGCAAGTCCAGCGTGGCCATGGAGAGCGCACGCTTCTTGAACAGTTCCAAGCTGCGAGGGTATTGGTGTGCCGTGGCGACTTGGCAATCGATGGATGCCCGTTCAAGGGACATCACAGCCGATGGCGCAAGCACTTCCAGTTCTTCCACGGGTTGGTTTTTATTATCAGTCATGGTTTCTGTCTTTCTGTTTAAGGGGTGGAGTGCGGGCCGAAGCGTCGGACAGTTGACGGCGAGAAGTGAGCTACTCGCAGGCCCGCACTCCGAATTGGTTTTGTTGGTTACTGTCCTGTCTGTCCTGTTTTCTGCTGCTGTTCCATATCACGAGCTACGGTGATTGCGCAAGGGGTGACTCATTGAGCATCTCCTCTCTGATCACCTTCACGGCACAGATGACCGGCTCGCGAAGGAGTTGGATTTCGGCAAGAGCGTCGGATAATTCGCTTTCCAACACCTTGACCTTATCCCTCTCGTCCGAGAGTGCCTCTTTGTGCTGTCCGATCAGGACGCACATCGGACACTCGCGGTCAATGTAGGCCACTTCGTCGTGGTTCTCTGAGCACACGTTGATCATGACGACATCTTGGGTGTAGCCAGTTCCTTCAACAGTTCGTCCATGCGCTTGCGCACGTCGGCCAGCTTGTTCTCCGCAATGGTGCGCTTTCGCATCCACCGGGATTGCTGCTTCATCAGTTCGTCCACTTCGAACAACGGTGTGGAACGATACGCTTTCTTGACTGCCACGATTGCCGGGTCCGTTTTGGTGCGTCCGGCCTTCGGCTTCGGTGTTTGTGTTTCTGCGTTCATGTTACTGTCCTTTCTTCGTTTTGTTTTCTATCTTCCGAGCAACACGCCCGGATACTGACACTCTCTGGTAAATGACGTGGCCAGCCCGGAGTTCCGTCCAGCCACGTTTGACATCGATGCACCCAAGGTCTCCCGGCTCTGTCAGTTCTCCACGTCGGAGGAGCCGGTAGCCTTCGGGCGGTTTCATTCGTCGTCCCCGGTGTCCCTGTAGAGCGTGACGTATTCTCCGAAGTGTTTCTCAAACACCTCCAGCAGATGCTCGTAATTACTGGACATCATGTCTGTGATGATTGGCTCCGGATCAATGTTCAGTTGCTTCGCGAAGTTTCTCGCGTGGCCCATGAGTGCGTAAGCGTTACCGTCCGGGCCGCTCAGATCGATTTCCGGTTTCCGATCTTTCATCTCCGATCTTGGTCTGATTGCCATAGTTGGTTGTCAGAGGACCAACACCTTGTCCACTGGATGTCCCATGGATTGCACTCGCTCCCGGATCACTTCGGCAACAGCCTCCATGTCCGTGATGTTTCCTTCGATTCGATATACCTTGAGTCGTTTCTTATCGGGTTCGTATTTGCCGGTGAAAACGATCACCAGCCCGTTGCTGTCTGTGGCTCGTTCATTGACGAACGAGATGCGTTTGTCTCTTACCATAACTGTCCTTTCTTCGTTGTGGTTTACATCCCCTGTGATGCCATCGTCCGGGTTCCGTTCGTCCACCGGACGGCGCTCTCTCCAAATGGGTTTGAATCGATCAAAGTTCATGGCTTCTTGTCGGGTTCATTGTCCTCACAGAGGATGACGGCTCCTTCTGGCCACTTCATGACGGGACTGTTGCTGTAGCCTGAGCTATCCATCAGCCAGAGGCATCGGTCTTCATCGTTCCACTTCACATGCGGTTTGGCCACGGCTTGCCACTCCAGCTTTTTCCCGTCTGGCAGGTGAATCACGACGGTCCACTTCAACCGCTTGCCGTTCAAGACACGGAGCATCGCATTGGCTGTGCTCTGGCTTGGCTCGCTTTGATTCTCTGTCTCTTCACTCATACTGTTCTGTCCTTTTGTTTGTTACAGTTGCTCTCCGATGCTGGCTAGGTAGATCATTGCCACCAGTTCCGCATCGGGATTCTTTTCGATCTTACCCTCTATCACCAGTGTCAGCCGATAATAGACATCCGAGTCCGGCAGTTTGCCGATGATGGCGCTTGGATGAAACCGACTCCACGCGAACTCCCGCATTCCCATCGCTCCAGCATATCCCAGCAACAACCGCTCTTGCCGACTCAGTTCAGAAATCACTAACGGTTTGTGAAGTGCTGGAAATGACTCCATCCCTGATTCCTTGAACTGCTTCGGCACTCTGGCCCCAATCACTCTCTTATGGTGTCTCATGATGCTTGGTCATCACATCGATGATCTTCTGCGCGTTCTGTTGCTGTTGTGCTTTCTCTTCCGCTTGAGCCTTCGTCACCTCCGCAACCACAGGTTCCACCGGGCCAATGATTTCAGATTCCTGTTTCTCGTAAAATTTCCCGGGCCGCTCTCCGACAATCGGAGGATTTTCGCTCAACTTGTACACGAACACTGGAGCGAACTTCGGGTAAGCATCTACTCCAATCTGGACACCAAACACCCAGAGATGTTTGCGCACCTTCACCGGCACACCTTCAACGACTCCACTAAAGTCCACGTAGACCGCTTCACCGATGATGTATTTCGGCTTGTTCATTTGAGCTTCCGGGGCCAAAGGTTTTCACTCTGAATCTGTTCCTTTGGAAACTCAGAAGCCATCAACACATATGTGCGCTTGGCTATCAGTTGTTCCCTGTTCAGGCGCTTCGCTTTCCTTCGGCTTGTTGGTAATAGGTCTATCCAGTGAGGCAGCTTCAGATGCGGCAACTCACTCCGAATCAGCATGTAGGTTTCTGGCATCATCGTTCTCTACAGATGACAGCCACCAACAACTGAGCTTTCTTGGATTGAATCCGTTTGGCGTAACGCTCTCGTTTTCGAAGGCTCCTCGCAGCCCCGAGTTTGTGTCTCAGGGCCGCGATTTGCCGTTCAATCCGTCGTTCGTCAATGGAATCCAAGTGCTTCTTGAATTGTTGCATTGTCACAACGTCGTCCGATGGATAGCCGCTGAACTTCACAGCTTGTAACCACTGAGCCGGTCCATCAGCGCTTGTGCCTTCATCGCCGCTGCCTCTCTCGTCCCAGCTGACTTGCGCAAGTTGTCCGGAGTGTACTGAACAAGGCCAGCCATCTCCTTTGCCAGTTCGTTGATCACCGGATCATCCGTGAGATTCTGCTTCGGAGCGATGTCCGCAATCTCCTTCACGTTCCCGATCAGCGAATCAAAGATGCGCGGGTCTTCCTTCTTCAGAGTTGCCGCCATGTGTGCCACTGGCTTGAGCATTCTTCGGAGCAACTCCTGTTGCGCTTCCTTTGCGGCATCTTCAATCCGGATATTCACCGACTCCGAGTCCAGTCCCAGCAAGTCCTTGACGCTGGTCTCAAAGTGTTTCGAGTCCGGCACCGGCAACGGTTCCGTGCGGAAGTAGAACTTGGCCTTCATCTCCTTACGGAACTTGTCCGCGTCCACCATCCACGTCCCGGTAGCTTCGTCCTTGTAGCAACCCGGATACAGGCTAGGGTCAAACGTCCCGTTGTGATTGGTATGCGCCCAGTCAATCCACTTCTGGGGATCAGCCATGAAGCGAGCGTTGACCAGCGCTTCCCGTCGTCCCATGAACGTCCGCATTCTCTCAGCGTGTTCCATGATCAGTGCAGCCGGGAGAATACCGATGCCCTTATCGAACGGGAGCGTGATGGCGTCATGATACGTTCTGGCTTCGTTGTCCAGCTTCTTGATGTCGGCCAGCGCTTCGGGCGGATACAACGCCTTGACCCACTTGCCAGCCTGTTGACCCAAGTTGTGTTCCTTCTTCACGTCCTGTGTCAGGCTGTCATCCTGCCGGAATTCACCCGGCAATCCCATGGTGAGCCGCATAAGAACGGCTCGCTTTGCTAACTGTGTGCTCATTTTTTAACTGTCCTTTCTTCTTGGTTATCCCCGATCACTTTAACCGGGAAATCTGGCGCACTGCCGGGAATCGAACCCAGTTTCTACTGACGCAGGCGTCACCACCGTTGGCCACCCGGGAACTATCCTGCGCGTTCCGCGTGGAATCACACCACAGACCAATCTCAGTGCAGAAATTCATTTGATCAGCAACAACACCGTGAGCCTTGTTCGTGCTCGGTTCATTCGATGCGTGTACCGCACAATCTTCTTTGGCGATGTCGCACGGCTCAGAAAGTCTTCCATCCGAGCGATAATCTTGCGCTCTTCAAAGATGGCCTTCTCTTCCGGAGTCATAAGCTTGTTCCGGATGTCATCTATCCACGTCTTCATCTAAGGCGTTCCATGATGCTTCGGTTGTCGTCCGTATTGCCCCACTCCGTCATTCGAACTCCGTCGCTCAAACGAGTGAACCGAATAAAGACTCGCTTGTTGCCATACATGAACCAAGTCCGGGCGGTTCCTTTCTGTTCGGTGATGCCGCACAAGATCATGTTCACAAGGCAAGCGTGGTAATTGTCGCACTGTCCAGCAGCTACGGCTTCCTTTGCCGATTGAACGGGCATGGAATCCACAACAAAGGCTTCCCACTTCCAGCCGTCCTGATTCAGGTTGATTGGAGGAAGATTATTCATGAGTGAGCGAGGAGCCACGCGCAACAGGCCGCTTGCCTCTGCTGAATAAAAGTCCGCCATCGTTCCGTGTGCCAGAACTTGTATTGCTGGTCATAATTCTCAATGTGATGAAGGCAGAAGGCACGAATAGATTCCACGTCCTCTCTGCCGTCATCGTTGTAGAGCCAGTCCGGGAACTTGAACGGCAATTCGCTTTTCTCGCCTTTTGGCTTCCACGCTTCCACAGTCAGGAAGTCATGAGTCAGCGAACCACCGGGCAAGTTCTCCGGATTTGGCATTTGATTACTCCGCTTGAATGGTGTCTCCAAACGGTGCCTTCTTATCCCCGCATCCGTAGACCACCCAGAGCACCGGATAATCCGGTTCCTGTGCCGGGAAGCTTCCGTCCAAGTCTGTCAGGTAGACCGCGAACTTGGGCTTGTCCGTGAACCCTTCAATATGTTCGAACACCGGCTCAAACCGTGTCCCGCCTCCACCCGGGCAGTTGGTGTCAATCTGATCACCCACCCTGTATTCCTTCTCCTGAGTGATCCGGGTGTCACAGCAGATGTCCACGAGCTTCGTCGGCTTCATCTCGTCCAAGAATCCTTGCTTCTCCGCTTGGAACTTGGCCAGCACCGTTTGATCGATACTGCCGGACGTATCCGTCGCGAACACTGCCGTTCCCATCCGCTCGCTGTGCAGACTGGGGAGGATGAAGTCCCCGTCATCGAAGTAAGGATTCGGCTTGGTCCAGTCCCAGTCATCCTCTGCCTTCTCGCGAAGCCAGTTCTTGACCAGCTCTGTCCAAGGAACTTTGGGGTTCATCAACTCCTCAACAAACCTGTCCAGCATCCCGGGGACATCACCACGGCCTTTGCTGGCCGCAATGCTCTGCAATAGGGTGTTCTCCCATTGGGTCTTGTCCTGCTTGGCTTGCTGGTCTGTCGCTGGCTGGGGAGTGAACTCTCCGAACGGAGGAGGAGAACCATTCTGAGGGGTATTGCCGCTTGCTCCCTGCCCGCTCTGCCCTTTTCTCCCGCTTGGCTGGCCGGAACTACCCCCCGAACCCGCCACGGCCTGTCCTTGGCCTCCCCCACCACCTCCACCGGAGTTCTGTGCCAGTTGTTGGTAGATGGCTTCCTCCGACATCCCGGAGAAACGCGGGTCCATGCAATACGCACTTTCCGGCTTCGGGAACGGAAATGGATCAGCCATGTTCCGGTTTGTCACCGTCTTGCCGAACTCCTTCAGCATCAGGTTGACCGCATGATCACAGGCTTGATTCCAGACCTTGGGATCACCTCCCGGGGGAATCCGCCACAGATGGCCAAGAAGTGCGTGTGCGACTTCGTGACACAATACCGTGACGATCACCTCATCTTCCAGTTGATCGAACCAATCCGGATTCCACCGGATGACCTTTCCGTCCGTGCACGCCGTTGGAATCGTCGCATCCCAGATCACTTGCTGGAGTTGCGCCACTCCGGGTGCGAAGAACGGCACGTTGAAGAGAACGCGCAGTTGCGCCTTCTCGACACGTTTGTTTCGCATCGTTTCTTTACTCACTTTTCTGTCCTTTCACTTGATCAAAGTTGCCGTCATGTAGTCGGCAAGCGCCTGTCGTTGTAGTTCCAGCAGACGCTTGCGCATACTCTTGCTCGCTGTGCGCTTTCTCTCCACGTAGTAGTGATAGCGGCCAGCCGCTTCAATCTGTTGGGGAGACAGGTGCTCAGTGATGGCGGCTCCTTTGGGAACCTTGAACCTTTTCACGATGCCGCCGACATGATGGCTTTGCCGTCCTCAGAACAGGCCCATGCCGTGAAGTCACGACTGGCGCTAATCTGCCGATACCCGGGCTTGAGCGTATCATTCTTGCGCTTCTCGTTCTCCGCTCTGATGGAGTCGCGGATTGCGAACCCACGGAACATCCCGGGCAAGCGACCAAGGTATTTCATCGCGTTGCCGAAGTTGCCGCCATCCATGTGACCTGCTAAGGCCATGGACACCAAAAACCGCGCAGACGGATTCTCAGGCACCGGAGCCGAATCCGGATTCATCAACACCTGATGCACGTCCGGCAGTTCGTTGATCAACTGGCGAAACGCGATGTAAGCCGTGGCTCTGCCTTTGCCGATACAGCCAGCCAACACCTCCGGGTCAAGAACGCCATCGTTCACCCAGTCCGCCGCATATGCCCAGCCACGCGGACACGCGCCACCGATCTTCATGTCCTTTGTAGGCTTCCAATCATGCAATGCATCTGGCGCATTGCGCAGATAGGCGCACATATCCGTTGGCCAGCCATGGGCAAGACCGTAGGCAATCACGTCCTCCAGACTCGTCTCCACGTTGACGATGGAATGAAACCGGCTCTTCAGCGGTTCAATCATCCCGTAGACGCCAGCGCCGTGCCCTACGTCATTCGTCGCCGCACCGATCACCACATGATCCGGGAGCTTGCGGTTATCAATCTCACCGAACTGCACGAGCCGAACAATCGCTCGCATCGTGCTCTCACTGGCCATGCCCAAGTCATCGAAAAAGAGAAGCGTGGGCTTCTCCGCTTTGAACGCCTTGGCAATGCCATCGAACAGGCAATGCGTTGCTTCCCCGTTGGCTCCTCGTGACGGATAGCCCCGAATGGAGCTTGGGTCTTCCAACGCTGAACACAGGCCGATGAATTCCATCCCGCAACGCCGTGCGGATGTGCCAGCCTGTTCTGTCTTGCCGACTCCGGGCGGGCCGACTGACAAGACTTTCCGTCCTTTGGGGAGCGCCTTCTCCATAAGGTCTCCGTACTCACTTATTCTCATACTTAACTGTCCTTTCTGTTGGTTGATGTTTTGTGCTGAACGTTGCGCCCAGCGTCCATCTACCAAGGTGTCCTATGATGCTTGGTAGATGTTGCGCTGAACTCAAGTCTTTTTCACCACGTCATCGGACGTGCTGTCCAATGCTCGTTGATCAGTCGCGGCCAGATGGCAACTGTGTCTCCGGTTAGCACCGCGTCTGGCTTGGCGCGGTAGATGGCCTGTGCCATCTGGTTCGTTGTGATGCCGGTGATGGCCTCTTGGCCGAAGAACTCTTCAGGCTGGGGACAATCGAACTTCAATGTCCCTTCCTCAGTTCGTGCTTCGATCACGTATTGCGTTATCATTGTCTTCCTGTTCGGCCCCTTTCTTTTGGCCGGTTGCTCTGTGAACGTGTATTCCATCTTCTGCCACGGATTGCCTGTGCAATAGCCACGGCCCAGACGTGAGGTGAAGCGGCCATCATAGGTGCCCTTGTCCACGTTGAAACGCCTGTTGAAGCGAGTGAGCCACTTGGCATCCAGCTTCCACGGAACCTTAACCACGCGCATTCATCACCTCCGTGCATGTCCAAAGGAACTGTGAGCGGAACTCGCATTCGTCATGATCCGTCATGTACGAAGCCACCTCCAACGCGATGAATGCCATCTGAATAGGGTGCGGCTTGATGGCGATGATCCGGAGCGCAAGCACCGCTGGCTTTGTGCCTGCCTTGTAGTCCGCAACAATCGCCGCAATCAGCTTTTCGAATTCGTTCATTGCATCCTCCGTGTGACTGTGAACTCCAGCGCCCAGACTTGGAGCGTTCGGTTCTGTTTGATCACTCGAATATCCCATGGGGAGAGATGTCTCCACATGGGCCAGTATCGAACTCGCAAGCGCAAGAACTGGCGCTCCCGGGGCGCACCAAATGCGGTGCTCCCCGTTTGCGTTTGCTGCTTGGAGAAATGGAAGCGCTGTTTCACAGGCCACAAGCATCCCGCATGTTGTCTTCCACCTGCATGTCAAACTGGTCGGGCTGATGACGCGCAGCCTTGTCATGCTTGGCCACGAACGCACGAATGGCGTCTATGTGCTCAACAACCAGCTTGGCCTTCTCCAAACCGAAGTTGAACGGGAACCGCGTGTCAGTCCCAAGTGAGATGGTGGGATGTCCTTTGTAACTGGTCTCTGTTGCTTTGCTCATAACTGTCCTTTCTTCGTTGTGCAGTCGATTTAACTGCGCTCTGTCCCCTGTCACGAGACAGACCGCAATCAGATGCTATCGATCTTGGGTTCATCCCGCGTCAGTTCGCGCAGCCTGTCCAGCCGGGGCTGCAACGTGTCGCTGACTCCATCCAGCGCTTTGATCCGGTGATGCGCGAGAAGGTCTACCACGGCCTTGTGTAGCTCGTGACCTTCTTCCCATACCTGATTGACGAGTGGCTGGCCCAGTATGTGCAGACACACGGGCGCTTTGTTCTTTCGGAGATGTTTCGGCATAGATGTCTGTCCTTTCTTCACTAATGGTGTCCTATGATGCTTCAGTCGAATGTTGGCACAGCGAAGCGGACGACTTTGGCCAGCATACGCAGACTTTTAGCCCGAAGCCTTTTGCTCTCTTCAAACTCCGCAACTGTCCCGTGTTGCAAGTGCCAGATCATGTCCGACTCGTGGCATTCGATCACAAACAAGAGTTCAATCAATCGCTTCACTGTGTTCCTTTCCCAACGGCAACAGCCAGCGCTCCGCTTCGCTGGTCTGTCGCTCTGTTGATTGTTCGCTTGGTCTCTGTTGGATTAAGCCGCCTTCAGTGTCAGCGTTTCCACCGTGGTTTTGTTACCCTTGGCCTTGCCCGCTGGCACCGGCAATCCCGCCGCCTTTATCGCCGCCAGTTGCTCCGCCGTAATCCCCAGCGCTTTGCACGCCGCCTCCTCCGTCACTTCATCCCGCACAATCCGGACAGCCGCCCGCTTGAACTTCAAATCGTAATTGCCGTTCCGATTGTTCAGCTTGGCCGCACCGAACACGTACTCACCTGACATGATCTTGCCCGACAAGTCCTTCAGAACCGCTTCGGCAATCTCACTGCGCATCTTCACCTCGAACGCCATCAACCCTTGACCCTTCTGGTCCGGAAAGAGTTTCGCCAAACTTTGCTTGCCATCTCCCGCCGTTCTCGGAAACAACTGCACTTGCGTCACGTCCTTCACTCCCACAATCCGCTCCTTACCCTTCGCATTGACTTTCTTCTCCCCCGGGTTCGTCACATGCTTCACCGCGCACGCCTTCAGCACGTCACTGGTCTCACCAATCACTACGCCGTTGAATAACTGTATCTGTTTCATTGTCTGTCCTTTTTTCTGTTCTGTTGTTTGTTGTCACCAATCAGTTGTTGACTGGTCTTCACATACGGTGTTCCATGATGCTCCAATGTTTGCTCCCCAACCACCCGGCAAACCGTTCAGTACCAAGACCCGACCGCACCAATCACTGGCATTCCTTCAAGCCGTTGAATTTCAAGCGCTCCTCGCAAAGGACATCCGCGAATGCAAGAACCCGAAGACACGCATCACTCTTGTCCGCGCTTGGGACGAGCTTGAGCAAACCAAGTTGAAGATGAGGAACGGAAAGCGGTCTCGTGCTGCTGTTGCTCCCAACCCCAAGCCCACTCGTGAGCCGTCCGCTCCCGGAGACTTCGAAGAGCCGGACGCCGCGCCGCCGACTTCTCCCCCACAGGCCACGGAGAATCTTTCGAAGGAATCTCTTTCGCAGGCCGACCCGTCCCCACACCCCCCACCCGGACCGGGGCCAAAAGCGAGGCGGATTGAGAGTTAATAGCCCACATACGTAAGACATTTTATTTTTGTCTGAACCACTGAAGTGTTTTGGCTTTGCCGCGCCATTGGAGGGCTTTTCCGGAAGCAGCAAGTTGCTCCCAAGTTGTTTCACCTCGTTTGACCATTTTGAGAGCGATGTTGTAGCAGATATGGCACAGACCTCTGGCGGTTGGATGTCTGTGACAATCGGGAACGAGACACTTTTTATTGTTCATTATTTGGGTTATACGTGGTGCCTCTAATTACTGCAAGACTATTACAGAAAGGTATCAGTCTCAAATACATCTCACGAGAGTCTCATGAGACTTCGGCTGCATTTAGTATCAAGTGTCTCAAATAGAATAGTCCTTATAGGGACTATTTGAGACTTGAGACTAACATGCAGCAGGAGACAGTTTTTGAGGCTCTCAGGGGTGGAGAAAGTCTCACGAGAAATTGGCATGAGAGAGCACCTCAGTTTGGGAGACCAGAATCCATTAAAGGGCGGCATTTACGGTTGTCTGTAAATGGGACAGTCAGGGAGAGGACTGACGGCCCCGGATGGTGGCGAGGCGTACGGCGCGGAACAGGTCATCGAACTTGGGGACATCTCTGGTGGAGAGTTCATCCAGTTGATCTATGAGAGTGGTCCAAGCGTTGGCGGACTGGTTGTCGGTCAGGTGGTGAGCGCGGACGGCCAAGAGGTGGATGCGGTCACGCCGGGGGAGTTTGTGGCGGGTGGTTGATGATTTCATTGAGTCGGGTTTCCAACTGATCAGCTTTCAACTGAATGATGGCGAGGCGGGCTTCCACGGCTCCTTCGATTTCGCCTGCGATTTGGAAGCAGAGTGCGACGGCGATGTTGGAGGCTTCTTCAGCTTTGAAGACTTCCGTGCCCGGGCGTGGTTGCCAGCACATGGACGCGGCTCCGATAGCTTCGAAGACGGCGCGATACATGTCGGAGGAGATGCGGTAGCAGAGTGGGCGGTCCTTGAGCGGGAGCTTCATCGCTTCCTCCCGGGACATGATTGTGGCGGTGAAACAGCCGGAGCCGTCCGGCAGTTGGGTGATGGGTGAGGGGTTTGCGGGTTGTTGGTTGTTCATAAGGTGCTGGTGTTGTGGGAGCGGCGGAAAAGTTACCGCACTTTTCTCCAGTTGACTTTGTTCGGAGGCTACAGTTGCAGAGGGGTTGAGGTACTGTGGGACGGACCGGACAAAAGCTGTCACACTTTCCCGGGCGGAGGTGTGCCATCATCCGTGAAGGGATTGTTTTCGACACTGATCATGTTCAGGTATTCGGCGCGGTCAATGGCGTCCTTGGCTCTGTTGGCATCGCCATCGAAACAGAGCGCGGCAATCATGACCATGGCGGCTCCAAGATCGTTGCCCGGGATGGTTCCCCAGAGGAGCGGCAGCATCATCGCGGCCTTTTCGTGATCCTCCAGCTTGCGGGTTCTGCCGGTCTTGGCGTCGTAAGGGATTTCGAGGTAGGTGCCTTTCATAAGTCTTTGGATTGATCTGGTGAAGCCTCATGACTCATCTGTGGCACCTTTTTCGCAGGAGCATCGCATGGCCCAATGAAGCGAAGCTTGAAGTGTTTGCCTTTACGCTCGTGATCCATTTCGCAGTAGCGGCGGAAAGCCTGTTCAGGCGTCTCGCCTTCGCGCATGTCAATGCCGTGTCCGACTGTTCCGCCTTTCCATGATTTTTTTTGCGGGCCGACTTCGGCGCTGAATTGGAGATTCAACGAGCGTCGTATTTTAGGAGCGCGAAAGAGGCTTAACCACTTGAACCAGCCGGTGCCAAAGAGCCACTCTCGCTCTTCTACGTTGCAAGTAGCGATGATCAATTCCCCGTCGTAATCCTCGAAACCGAAATGCACTTTTGGGCACGACTCCTCAATAGCCATGTGCGCAACAAATGAATCCAGTCTGTCACGCCTGTTGCTTTCGATGTGAGTGAAGTAATGGCCTCCTGTTGGAAGATACAGGCTGAACCGAACATGCCTCCACTGTTTCCACGGAAGGTGCTTGCACCATGACTTCGTTGTTCTGCTATCGTGTGTCTGTGGCCCGAAGTAGAGTTGAAGGAAGTCGTATCCGTTTCCCATGTCGCTCAGGGAAATGCCAAACGTTTTTTCGTGGACTTCGTAATACCAGTTCCGGCCAAGTCTCTTGATGGTAGCTTCGTCCCACGAGTCAGCGAGGTGTTTGATTCGGAAGGGCTGGAGGAGTTGAGGGATTCGGATGCGGAGAACCCACCCAAAGGCAATCAATCGGAGTGTGTTGTATTTCTCTTCCGGATGATCCTCGTCATCACCAGCGCTGCTCAGTGTGAGTGAAAACGTTCCGGTCCATTTCCCGAAGGTGAACGGACCCCAATGTCTATCGTTGTCGGTCAGAGTTCTCATATCATGTGTCCAGCTTTCCTTGTTGTTCGGTGACGAGTTGCCACTTTTTGTTGATCTTGGATTTGATCACGCGCTCTGAGCCTTCCAGTTCCTTCTTTGCGCGAAAGAACGTGGCGCGGGACAGACCCAGTTCGTCATTGGCTTCCTTCTGCCACTCGGAAGTGGAGAGCGATTTCTCTTCCAAAAGTTCGGCCACAGCTTCCGGATCGTAGTTGGCGTCACGGCCCTGTGGCAGTTCGTCCGGGGAAGGTTCACGCCAGAAGATGACGTGCGGGTCTTTGCTGTGAGCGACGGCCTTGGAGTAAATCGGTTTGCCGTCCGCGTCCTTCCATCCGAGTTTCTGGCCGCGCTTGCCCGCGTGGAGTTTGAAGATGCCTTTTACCGGAGTGGATTCCAAAGCCAGAACGCCGCGTGCCCAGTTTGCCCATTCAATGGACCCCGTGCCGTAGTAGGCAAAGTCCTGATAGGAACCGAACGAACGTTTGTTCATCATCGGTGGGGGCTTGCTGGCGTGATGCAGGATGAAACCTCCACAGTTGTAATCGTGCAGGATGGGAGACAGATGATTGCGAAGGAATGATCCTACGTCCTTCTGATCACGCACATCACCTCCGAGGTAGGAGAGCGCTGGGTCAATCGCCAGTATGTCCGTGCCTTCATGAAAATCCAAAAGCTTGCGGAGCACCTCCTGACAGAAACGTTTTCCGGACAAAGCGGTTTCGGTGAAGACGAGGACACTCTCACAGAAGATGCGCCGTTCGTTTTCGGTGAACTCAAGCCCCTTGCAAATGCCGTCGCGAATTGCGGCGATGTCTCCGTCGTCATTCTCAGCCTGAACGTAGATCGTGCGGAGCGGACGTGCCGGGACGATGTCGAAGCACTCACGGTTATTGGCCCAAAGCGCGAAGGCTTGGAGAGCGAGCGAAGATTTTCCCTTCCCGGTTGCGCCCGCGAGCATGACGGCCATCTTCTGGCAAAGGAATCTATTCTTCAGGAGTTCGGTGGGGTCATCCACGCGGGCGGCTCTCAGGTCTCCGATAGGCACTGCGATTATCGGCAGGCACTTCATGAGGGTGGCACGTACGGCGGACGGACCTGAGACAGCAGCAAGGTCATTGAAATCGGATGAGCGCAAATCTTCATCGGCAAATTCCGGCACAGCGACGAAAGCGCGGATGGCCTTGGCTGCTTCTTCGGCTTTGAGAACTCCCGGGTTGTGAGGCTGGCCTTGCTTGGAATTGAACCTGTCGTTGTCGGCTGCGATGATGATGTTCCGATGCGGATACTTTTTGCGTAGTGCCGTCGCCACGGACAGGAGGTTGCCGCAGAACATGGCGCACACGGTTGACCATCCGGTTGCTTCGAAGATCGAGGCTCCAGTGGAGTAACCTTCACAAATGATCAAGGGACCGGACGAGGTGTTAGCAATCGTGTAAAAAGAACCCTGCATCTTGCCGCCAACAAGAAAGTCCCTGTCCCGTTTATTCTCACCGATGCCGAAGCGTTTGTCCGGAGCGATGAGTTGGAGCGATTGCAAATGACCGTCCACGTCGTCCACCGGCAGAACAAGACAGCCGTCCGCATCAATGCGGATGCGCCCGTGCACGCCGACTTTCTTGCGGGTCAAATACGGATGATCAGGAGTTGCTGGGGACGCGGCGGAGAGAAGTTGAGAGGCTTTACTCTTGGCTTCGGAGTGACGCTTTTCTTCTTCGGTCTTGCGAGCGTTCTCAGAGTCGCGAAGCATGTTTGCGATTCGCTGGCGCTCTTCGTTGGACATCTCGTGCCCGTTTGTGGAGTGCCAGTTTTCCTTGAATTGCCTTCTCCAGCAACCGAACGCACCGGCTGCAAAATCAGGGTCATTGCCGTAAAGAACGTACCAGCTTGCCGCATCTGAATCGCCTTCGGATTTGAAGCGGTGCACTTTCCCGTCACCGAAAATTAACCCGCCGTACACAAGCCCCGCTTTAGACATGGCCGCACGAAAATCCTCAACATGAGTGGTCATAGAACTGTCCGTTTTACGAAAACGATTTCGACTCTACGCCTGTTGATAACTTTCCAACAAGTCAGAGTTGTAAAAAGTTTTCCACGGGTTTATTCACAGCAGCATGTCCGCTTCTGTTGTCAAAGATTTGCGCCGCATGGAAACCGCACTGGAGAACGAACGCAATCAGCCTCCGGAAGGATTTCCAACGAGAGAGGAAGCGCAGGCGGCGATGGAGCACGCGCTCTCGGAATGTGCGCGACACAAACAGGACGCACACAAGAGAGTTCACGAATTGTTGAAAGAGAAGGGAGTCATCTCGTGAGTGATGCAGCGACGGAAGCGCCGCGCACGGGCAAAGTCGAAGTCCGATCATCAGACGAATTCAACGGCGAGTTACTCAGGCTACAGCAGGCGGGCAAGATCGTGACGATGATCGAAAGAGGAAAACCCGGAAAGTCCCTGTGGATTCTTCACTGGCACAGGAACTCTCCGGTGGTGAAACAGGCAAACCTACTTTGAGCCAGCCTTCTTCAGCATCTCATCCAGCACGGCCAGTGATCCGCCACAGATAGGTTTGTGATCAGCAGACCAGTGCTTCTTTGCCATGCTAGTCTCTTCGGTTTTGTATTGATAGCGAGTGCGGGTGTACTTCGTGCCTTTGCCGGAAGTTCCCTGATACTTGTTCATCGTCATAATTTTCAAGGGGAGAAAAATTACCCCGGGAGTTGCAGGCTCCCGGGGTGCACACACACACTTGGCCATATCGCAGAGTTTTTGCTGAGTCCCGTGACGGTGAGATTCCTTAAGTTTATCCCCGTCACGTTAGCCGGACATCAATCCGGATGCTTTTCCTTTCTGCCTTCCCGCTGCATACTCTGTTCGCGAACTACCATCTGCCGGGTCGGACAGCCAGCACTGTTCTCTTTGATTCCGCTCAGGTTTGAATCTGAACTTAGCATCAGGTTGCTGCTGTGTACTTTTTCTTTGGTTTGGAAGAATTCCGATCAATCGCCTTCTCCGAGTTCGGCCTTCTTGACCTTGACGCTCTCGTCTCCGATCTGCAACTCCACCGTCACGGTCAGGCCGTCCTCTTCGAACTCGTAAGTCTTTTGCCCGTGCTTCTTCATGGCGTCAATGAGTTTCGTCTTTGCCTCAAGCTCTTTCTTGAGCGCGGCCATCCGCTTGTCACGGTGAGAGACGTAATCATCAGCCAGCGTTTCGATTTCCTTGATTCCCTTGCGCTCCATTCCGGGCAGCGCTTCTGTTTTCGGTCTTGTCATGTTGGTTGTTCTTTCTGTTGTGGGTTTACTAATTGTTCGATGAAAGATTTCGAAGTCTCTGGTTCAGCATCTTCTCCGCATGATCAAAATGGGCGTCCACCTTCTTAAGAACTGACACCAAGCGTTGAACCAACTCCTCCGCTTTGTCCGGAGGAATTTCGTGATACAACATTTCCTTTGGCATTGGCACAACAAGGCTGGCTTGTTGCATCGCCTTGGCGATTTGTTCTTCAGTCCACCCCATGCGACGGCTGGCTTCAGAGAGAGCTTCTTTGAACGTCATGATGCGATGATCTTCTTGAGGAGTTTGAATGTGCGCCGTGCTATCTCAAGAGATTCGCACGGCTCAGTTTGTAACCGACAATACGGACATCCGAGTGTCCAGTATTGCTTCTTCGTCTCTCGGTGCGTCTGCTTGAGCACCTTGACCGTGAGGTTGCAGTTCGGACACAACAGCCCGTAGTTGAGGAAGAATCGGGGTTCATCGGGAAGTGTGAATTCTATCTGTGGGTCTTCGCTCCTCTTACTCATGTGCCAGCCGATAGAACTTCCTTGCTGCCGGTTGCGAGTCGATGGACACCGGCTCTGTCTGAAGCCAAGACCAGTTCGTGCCGACAGCCACGCCGTTCGAGCGAACTACGGTCACAGCGTTGGAAGGCCATCTCAGAGCCAGATCACCGAAGCTCACGTAACCTTCCAGAGAGAAGCGTGAAGTCCAGTCGATCAGATTTGTGCTCTCCTCAATCTTCGTCGTGAAGTAAATCTGGAAGCGATTGGAGAACGCATCGAACCAGCCGTAGCTGGTGATGTCGGAGTAATCCACGGCGCTGCCGGAATCCAACTGGAGAAGCGGAAAAGGAGCGAAGCTTTTTACGAGTGACTTAGCGGGTGGAGGACAGTTGGTGCACGGCCACGATGGATGAGCCGGGTTGCAGTTTGTGCACGGTGGCGGAGGCGGAGCGGGTGGTTGATCAGGCGGCAGATGTTTTTCACAAAACTTTTTGAGGCCAACGTAGATGACGACTCCAACCACAAGGACGAGTCCGCCGATAATGAACTCAGCCGTGCAGTCAACAAGCTTCGGACGATTAGGGTCTTGGCTTGCGGGTTGTGCGCTGCTGGGTTTGACTTGCGACACTCCTACCAGTGCCGAAACGATAACCAGTGTGATGATCCATTTGGTTTTCATAGGATTTGAGTTTGAGGTAGTTGCGGAGGGATAGGAAAAAGGCAGCCAGCGCGAATGTGCACGAGATGACAACAGCCCAGATGAACATTCGCCATCCGGTGTTCTTGTCCACGTCGGCGGCGAGTTTGATTGTGATTCCGAATCCCAGTGAGAAGACGAACCACGCCCACAGGGTCCAATGAAGTTTTGGAACTTTCATAGTTGTTTATTTTGATTCGGTGGTTGTTGTGGGATGACGAGCAAAACGTTTTTCTCGCGGATGATCTTCGTGCCATCCGGCAGAGCGACTCCGCCTTCGTGGTAGGAGTGGAAGAAAACCAGATCGTCCTTCTTCACCTCCTTGCACTCCGGACCAACGTTCAGCACTCGGCAGAAGTTGCCGTCCGCAAAGTCGTGGTGTTGGTCTGGCAAATGGATCATGCCGGACATCTTGGGACGTTCCATCATTTCAACGAGCATTCGATCAGAGAGGAGTTTCATTGTTTACAGGCGTTGGTGTAGTTGAGCATTGTTGCCGGATTCCAGTCCCGCCTTCCGTGTTCTAAATCAGAAATGTAAGGCGCGGAAAATCCAAGAATCTTGGCGATTTGTCGCAGTGACTTGCCGTGCTTCTCGCGAAGCTGGCGCATTTCCTCACCCACACTTTTTTGATTGGGGACTCGCCCGGTTCCTTTGCACTTTGGACATTTGTCAGTAGCAGGCATGTTCAGACAATTCGCATAACCAGCTAACATCTGTCAACTATTTTGTTTGACTCCACAGAGACATGAGTTTATAACCCGCATCAATATGGGCCGCTCTAAATGGTGGGAAGTACAAAGGGACGCGAGTGGAAGAATCCTTCCGAAGCGGTGGACTTTGAAGGAGATTATTAGACGAGTTCAGAAAGACTCGCAAACGGGCTGCTGGAACTGGATGGCAGCATTGAGAAATGGATATGCAGCGATTACCAATAAGAGGAAATGCATTCAGGTATCTCGCCTCTGTTGGAAACTATGTGGAAGAAAGATCACAAACAAAGAATTTCTCTGCCACACATGTGATAATCCTAAATGCGTGAATCCTGCTCACCTTTTTCTGGGGACGCAGAAGGACAATATGCGAGATGCATCACAAAAAGGGCGTACCAGAACATCCAAGATTCTCAACCGAAACAAAATCAAAATGATTAAGCACTCCCCACTGTCAGCAACAGAACTGGCAAGACGGTTTGGCCTCTCAGTATCTTACGTATGCATGGTGAGAAGGGGGGAAAGATGCAACACTCCAGCTTATGGCACGACTCATTGACAGAAATCGGCAAATACCAAATGGCCTCTCGTATTATCAACCCGAGACAGGGTGGCGACCACCAAGATATAGCAGCTTCGAATCGATAGTGCAGGCGATTATCTCTCATCGCAATGCCAATCCGTTTTTGAAAGAGAAGCACGGCTGGCCGACAGACGTTGACAACGTGCGCGAAGAGTTGGACGCCTACAACGCCAAGATTTGCGAGCAAATGGGGTGGACGAAATACATCACAGGATCAGGAGACCCAAGCCCCCCACTTTCAATCCGCCCGCAACAGACGTTGCTCCAAAAAAGTCAACGTGTTGTGGCGGGCGGTGAAACCCTCGTGGAATGGATTGCAAGCGGTGCGGAGGCAGTGCCCCCGGAACAGAGCAACGCACGCGCTGGAGTTTGCGCTGGCTGTCGGTTCAACATGGAGGGAGACCTGTCGTCTTTCTTCACGCGGCAAGCCAGCGAAGCGATTCGGAAAACGATTCAGTTGAAGAACGACATGAAGCTTGAGACTTCGCATGATGCAAAGCTTGGAGTGTGCGAACTCTGTTCGTGTCCATTACGATTGAAGGTGCATTTGCCGATGGAGAAAATTCAGCCCAAAGTAACTGATGAAATCAGGGCTACTCTTCCCGATTACTGCTGGTTAGTGAAGGAGTGGAAGTGAGCAAGGATTCCTGCTTTATGCTGAAACCAGACCCGGGCGGCGGAGGTAACGCCGCCTTTCTCGCCAAGCGAGACCAAGAGCGAGCCAACGCCACACCGATCATCCTTCGTCGCACTGCTGCTCTTGGAGATGCTTTGTGCGCCACGGTTGTTGCGGACAGGCTGATTCAAATGAACTTCGAAGTGACGATGCAATCTCACCCGCATTGTCATTGCCTGTTGAAACGGCATCCCAACCTGTTCGATGTCACGGAGCCGGGTGGGTTCTGCCACATCGATCTTGACGGTGCTTACGAGAACGATCCTCAGAGAACGCAGAAACATTTTCACACGATGTTCTTTGAGAAGGCCCAACTCCAGTTGCGTGCTCGTGGAATCCTCATCGGTGATGCACTCAACTGCAAACCCAAGATTCGGGTGAACCAGAATGTGAAGCACGCCGTCCGCCAAAAGCTTTCACAGTATGAGAGGCCGTGGGTATTCGTGTGCCCGCGCTCCGACTCTTACAACGTGCGCAATGTTCCGGATTGGATTTGGGAAATCGTTGCAGAGAAAACGAAGGGAACAAAGTTTTGGGTTGGACGTCATCCCGCTCCCAAGAACTTCGTTGATCTAAACTGCCGCCACTTTGACAACGTGATCGAATACATCTCCGTGGCGGATTTGATGATCAGCGTGGACACAGGTCCGATGCACGTCGCTGCTGCCTTGGGAATTCCGATGGTGACAATCTCCCAGTCCTCCAGCCCGGACCTTCACCTGAATGATCAGAACGATTTCATTTCAGTAGCCCCGAAGCTGGACTGCTTGAACTGCCAGCAGAACCTCTGCCCCAAGTCGGAGCACATGCCGCCTTGCCAGCAGATTGACCCGGAGCTTGTAGCGAATTGGGCCAACGCACGGTTGCGGTATCGGTTCGGTGACGACGTGTCGGCCATCATTCCGATATATCAGCCGGACGTGAACACGCTCAACCGGACTTTGGAGTGCGTGCTCCCCCAAGTGCAGGAAGTGATTGTCACCGGGGAAGGTTACTCACGCATTCCACCGGGAGCGCTGCAACATCCCAAGATCAAATACGTGCAGAAGTTCGTGAATCAAATCGGTTACGGTCGAAACGTGAACTTCGGCGCTCGCCACTCCAACGGGAAGTTTCTGCTGCTGTTGAACGATGACGTGTTCTTGGACCCGGAAGCCGTGTCACGGATGAAGTTCGAAATGGATTCGGAAGTCGGAATGGTGGGACATCTACTTCGGTATCCGGATGGGACTATCTACCATGCAGGAAAAATGAGAGAGCCGGGAGCAAGAGGCTGGGGTCACATCGATTACCGGCACCGTGATCCGACTATCAAACAGGCCGTGGACATGGAAAATATCAACGGCGCTAGTGTCCTTGTTCGCAGAGAAGCATTTTACGGAATAGATGGCTTTGACGAGCGCTTTAAAATTTATGCGGAAGATGATGCGTTCTGTCTCGCGATGCGAAGAGCGGGATGGCGGATACGATATACTCCACATGCTACCGGAGTCCATCTTGAACATCAAAGCACCGCAAAGCTAGGCAACATTCAAGAGTTGGTGGGGCAGGCCAACGCAACATTCAATGCTATTTGGGGCAAATATCTTGACCATAACCTGCACAGAATCCCGGGGTCATTTGACTACGAATGAAACCGCACAAGAACACAAAGCACGGGTTTTGCAGAAACGGTAAATCACACCCGATATACGACTGCTGGAGGAGTATCAGAAAGCGGTGTTCAAACCAGCGACATCCAATGTTCAAAAATTATGGAGGCCGGGGAATAAGGCTTTGCAAGCGATGGCAAGAGTTCAAGAACTTTGCCACGGATATGTTTCCGTCGTGGAGAAAGGGATTGACGATAGAGCGGGTAAACAACGAGAGGGGATATTGTCCTGCGAACTGCAAATGGGCGACATGGAAAGAACAGGAAAACAACAGAAGAGATAATGTCAGAATTACGTTTAAGGGCATCACATTGACGATCTCTCAATGGGCCGACAGAACGGGAATTAAAAAGACTACCCTTGTGAATCGTCTGGGTCTATATGGATGGCCAGTGAAAAGAGCACTCACAACGTTCCTATGAGCACACTTGGCGGCAACGTCTGTGTTCGAAACGGATTTAGACTCGATTATTGTTGGATTGAAGCGGTGAAGAGTCTGCTTCCCATCTGCGACGAAGTTGTCATCTGCGATTGCGACTCCGACGATGGAACACGAGCCGCTATTGACGAATGGGCCGCACGAGAGCCGAAGATCAACACTCTCAACTTTCCGTGGACTGATCCGGTGCACACCAATCTCTGGTGGCCGGAGTATCTGAATTACGCTCGCCAACATCTGAAGACGGAGTGGCACGTTCAGTTGGATGCCGACGAAATCCTTCACGAGGATTCTTACGAGGAAGTTCTACGGGCGGCTCGTGAACATCGAACGCTCATGTGTGAGCGCTACAACTTTTTCAAGGATTCCAGACACCTCGTTCCTCACGGTGAGTGCCTTGGCCATCGCGTGATACGGGTTGGCGCGGCAAACATGTGGATGCCCAGCGATTATCCGGACCCGAACTCCGGGCCTATCGAACGCATCGCAGAGAACAGCGGAGTGAAGATCATGCACTACGGGTGCCTTCGAAAGCGCGATGCGTATTTCAAAAAGGCCAGAGTGGTTCACAAGATTTGGGTCAACTCTTACGATCAACGGCTCGTGGACGCTGAGAACTTTCAAGGCAACTGGATGGAAAGCCCGGGCCTGAACGACTGGCAAGACCGGCTGTTGGAATACAACGGAACACATCCGACGATCATTCACGATTGGCTCAGAGAGAGAGGTTATAGCGTATGAAAACAAAAACACAAACATGGGTCATCATCATTTCGATTATGGCATTCGTGGCCATCATCGCCGTTCTGGTGGCGGGATGCGTGACGAAGAAACCGGCTCCGGTATTTCAAGCGATTCGGAAGTCCGAAGGCCCGCCTACTCCGTGTGATCCGGACCCATGTCCGCCGTGCACCAACTGCATGACGAACACCATTCCTCCTTTGGACACAAACCAGATTTGGCTGAACGTGGAGCAATACAACTTGCTCGCTCCGGACACGAACTTCGTAGTGCCGTTCTACATCGTGACGAAGGCGAACAATCTCACGAATGGACATCACTACAGGTGGGAGCGTGCGAACGACCTGAACTCCGGAGAGTGGATTCCGCTCAACACATTTCTGGCGACAACGAACTTCGCGTTTCGAACGAACGGCATTCCGTCTCCGGACCATCACTTCTTCCGAATTCAACAACTGGATTGAAGCATGTATCTCGCAGAACAACTCACCGAAAAATGGCGGACTGTCATCCGGCAGTCCGATCACATCTGGACGTGGACAGAAGATCACTGTCTTGCGTATTGCGCAGAGATGGCATCGCAGTGCACCGTTGCCGTTGAGTTGGGAACTTATCTTGGCCGAAGCGCCAAGGTGATGCTGGACGCCAATCCCGCGTTGCACCTGTGGTGTGTTGATACGTTTGATGTCCCGGGCATTGAACACACCGCACGAGGATACCTCGGAAAAGAAATCGCACAGGGAAGGTGCGAACTCATCAAAGGCGATTCAGCCCGGGCTGCTGACATGCTTCAGCACATGCGCGGAAGGATTCAACGGGTATGGGTTGATGACGGGCACGCGACAGAAGACGTAAAGCGTGACATTCGGTGCTTTCTCCCGTTGCTGTGTTCCGGAGGTGTCATCTTCGGACACGATTTCGATGTCCCTCACAACGATGTAGCGCTTGGCGTGATTGCGAGTCTGCCGCGATTCGACATTCCCGTACCGCGCCTTTGGAGCTACGTAAAACCATGAACCACCACAATGCCAATCACTCCCACTCAGAGAAGTCTGAAGTTTCTTCGTGATCAGGGATTCACTGTTCACATTGTTGAAAAATGGATTCCCACCACGCCACTTGGTTACAAGGGCAAGATCATCCGGTGCGATGTGTGGGGGTTCGGAGACATCCTTGCAACCAAGGTTGGACAAATCGGAGCCACGCTCGTCCAGACAACTAGCGGGGCACACGTCGCAGACCACATCACGAAAATCAAAGGAATCGCTGAAGCTGGAATCTGGCTCGCGTCCGGAAATCGGATTGTCGTGCACGGATGGGCCAAACGCGGAGAGCGCGGCAAACGCAAACTCTGGGACTGTCGTGTCGTGGAGGTGCGCTTTGATTAAGCAACCCAGCCTCGCAGTGGCAACAAAGCTAACCAAGCGAGCGTGCAAGCTTGGCGTTGATGTCACTGATCAATCAACAGTCGAAGCGCTGGCCAAAGTGCTTGCCGGGACACACTTCTTGGTTGTGATTAAACGTGGGGGTGTGTTCGCAAAAGCGCTCGTCATTCAGGGCCGATTCAAACCCCGATGAAAACTTCCGTTGTTTACCTTCACGTCGTCACTCCGAACGAGGGATATGATACGGCCTTAGACCTTCAGTCCGGCACATACGAGGACAACGCTTGGAGGTTCATCGAAACCTACAAGAAGTTCCCGGCAGGAGCGGAACATGAACTCGTCATCGTGTTCACAAATGGATTGCCGCCAACACCAAAGCTTTACGAAGGACTGGATTGCACGTTCCTGTTTTACAAAGGAGACCGATGGTGCACCGGAGTCCATCAATGGGCGGCACAATTTCTGGATTCTGATTTTGCACTCTTCAGTTCAGCGCGTTCATTCTTCTGGAAAGAAGGCTGGCTCAAGCGGTTGGTTGAAGTGCGGGAGAAACACGGAGATGGGATGTACGCAACTATGAGTTCGAATGAGGGAATGCCGCATCTCCGGACGAACTTCTACGGCATTGATCCGAAAGTGCTCCGTGACTTTCCACAGCAAGTGCGGGACAGAGGCGGGACATGGACGTTCGAATCACGGGAATGGAACATCTCCCGACAGTATGTGAACGAAGGCAAGCCGTCCATGCTCGTGACTTGGGATGGAGAGTATTCGTTCCCGGACTGGCGCAAGCCGGACAACATCTTCCGCCGTGGTGATCAGAGCAACATCCTTGTCCTTGACCGGCACACTGAAATTTTCAAACACGCCAGCGATGAAGAACGAGAGAGACTGTCAAAGCTCTCAGACGGAGGATAAACATGAGAATGATCTTACTCGGAGCCAAGGGCTACATCGCACAAGCGTTCTCCCGCGAACTCAAAGCTCAAGGGTTGGGAGTGATGGAGCTATCTCGCGACATCGTTGATTACACCCAATTCAAGAATCTCTTCTGGATTCTGAGTTCGTTAAAACCGGAGTTGGTGATCAACTGCGCAGCGTTCATCCACAAAGGTCTTGCTGATGCGTGCGAGGACAGGAAGTCTGACACGCTACGCACCAATTTGGTGTTCCCTTCGGTGCTGTCCAACGCTTGCGAGGAGACAGGAACCAAGCTACTCCACGTCTCAACGGGGTGCCTTTATTTCGGAGACAACGGCGGAAAAGGGTGGACTGAGAAGGATACTCCACAGCTTTCGTTCAACACCCATTGCGGGGTGTATGTCGGCAGCAAAGAACTGGCAGAGCAAATCGTCTCTAAGAATCCGATGAGCTACATCTGTCGGATTCGTCTCCCGTTCGATGAGTTCGATTGTCACCGGAATTACATTTCCAAGCTCATGCGCTACGAGAAAGTTGTCCGGGCAACCAACTCACTCAGCCGACGTTCGGACTTCGTGAAGGCGTGCCTTCACCTTTGGAGAGTGAGAGCGCCGTTCGGCATCTACAATGCCACCAACAAGGATCAGATTTCTTCTCGTCGTGTGTGCGAACTGATCACTCATGTCCTGAAACCGGGAAAGGAATTCCAGTTCTGGAACGACGAAGAATTTCAAAACACAGTCGCCCGCACTCCGAAGAGTAATTGCAAGTTGAGCGTCGAGAAATTACTCGCAACCGGGTTCAACATGCCTCCAGTTGAGGACGCAATTTTCGAATCGCTCAAGCACTGGGTTCCGGAAAAGCATTGACGCACCGTAACTCCCGGCGTAAAAGCCGGTAGATGTTCACGGACCACTCTAAATGCCGTGCCTGTCGGAGCGCGAATCTCACTCCTGTCTTTGACCTTGGAGTGCAACCACTGGCAAACGACTTCCGCAAGCCAGCGGAAGAGCGTTCCGGTTACGCTCCACTGAAAGTTCTCCTGTGCAAAGACTGTTCGCTGGCCCAGCTTTCCGTTGTCGTCAATCCATCCATTCTCTACGATTACTACAGCTACGTGACATCGCCAACGGAGACGATGCGCAGACATTTTGCAGCAATCACGAAAGACATCGTTGAAGAAAACAGGCATGGAAACGTCCTTGAAATCGGCAGCAACGACGGTTCACTTCTGGAATTCCTCTACACAAACGGGTTCAACAAGTGCATCGGGATTGACCCGGCTGAGAACCTCGCGACGGCGGCGTCTAAGCGTTCAGTTCGGACGATCACGAGTCTTTTCGATTCCGATTCGGCACGCTCCGCGAAGGAATTGCTTGGGCACGTTGACACGGTAATCGCTCGCCACGTCTTTGCTCACATTGACAACTGGCATTCATTCATCGCCCTGATTGATTCCATCGCTCACCAGAACACTCTAGTGTGCATTGAGTGTCCCTACTGTCCGGACATGCTGGAAAAGCACGAGTGGGATACGATCTACCACGAGCACCTGTCTTACATGACGGTCAAGGCAATGAACACGATGTTGTCAGACACCGCATTCCACCTTCATCGAGTGATCAAGTATCCGATTCACGGAGGGTCAGTGATGTTGATGCTCCGAAGAAACGATCACAGCAGCATCCGGGACATCAGCGTGGACGAGCTTCTTCAGACGGAGACCGTGAACCAACAGGAGTGGAAGCTGTTCGCTGCCGAATCGGAGTTTCAGATTTTACAGCTTCGGCAGTACGTGGAGAAGTTGATCCAAGAGGGAAAGACCGTGGTGGGATTTGGCGCATCGGCCAAGAGCACAGTCGCCATCAATGCCTGTGTCTTCACCCGGAAGGAACTTCGATTCGTCACGGACACGACGGAGTTGAAGCAAGGCAGGCTTTGTCCGGGCACAGACATCCCAGTAGTGTCGGAGGACGAGTTGCTCATCCAGCAGCCGGATTACGCTGTGTGCTTTTGCTGGAACTTTCGAGAATCGGTTCTCAAGTCTCAGGAGGAATATCGGAAGCGTGGAGGGAAGTTCATTTTCTTCGTTCCCAAACTGGAAGTGATATGAGTTACGACTGGAACGATGCACGGTTGTGCGATTCGATTTGCTATGACCTGAAGCTGGCGGATTACCCGCGTGGCTTGAATCGCTCTCTCCTCAACGATCTTTACAACGGACTTCCACCTTACACAGAGGACGAGGTAAAGACCAACGCGATTGACGTGAACGTGAACTTCCTTGAGGGGACACGGCTCCTCCACGATGCACGCGCTCAGTTTGCTCAAAACTTTCTCAAGCCCGGGAAGTATTTCACTCTCACTTCAGATGCCGCTCCAGTTCATAAACGGGACGCTTTCAACACGATTGTGACCACGGAGATGAACAGGATCATGAAGCGCTCGCTGAACTACTTTGAAACGATGCGTTCAAAGTTCGGCCTGCTGGTTCTCCACGGCATCTCCCCGGCAGTGTGGCAGGATCAGGAGAGATGGTGTCCCAAGTGCATCGGCGTTGAAGACGCTCTGGTTCCGGCAAACACACTGCTTGGATTCGACAATCTTCCGTTCATCGTTGCTTATCGTTCGTTCACGGCATACGAACTTCGAAAGCTTACCGATGCAAGGAACCGTGACCCGGGCTGGAACATGAAGCTCGTAAACAGTGTTATCGATTACATTGACAAGCAGGGGACTCAACTGATGGGGACGAACTGGCCGGAAGTGTGGTCTCCGGAAAAGACGGCGGAACGAGTGAAGAGCGATGGAGGGTTCTACGCCAGTGATCAACTTCCGACAATCGATTGCTTCGACATCTACGCCTATGACGACAGCGGCAAGGAGAGCAAATGGATTCGAAGAATCATCCTTGACGCATGGGGTAACGCGGGCGTTCAAGCCAACGGATATTCCATGCCCCGCCGTTCAGACCGTGGCGACTTGGACAAGATCAAGAAAGCCGATTTTCTCTATACGTCCGGCAACCATCGGTTTGCGGATAGTCTGCAAAATATCTTCTCGTTCCAGTTTGCGGATTTGTCCGCCGTGGCTCCTTTCCGTTACCACTCCGTCAGGTCACTTGGCTTTTTGCAGTACGCCGTCTGCCACCTCCAGAACCGGCTTCGTTGTAAATTCAACGAAGCCGTGTTCGAGCAGATGATGATGTATTTCCGGGTGAAGAGCGCCGACGATGTTCAGCACGCTCTGAAGGTGGAACTGGCGAACAAAGGCTTCATTGAAGAAGGAGTCACCATCGTCCCGGCTGCCGAACGGTTTCAACTGAACTCTCAGTTGGTGGAACTGGGTCTTGGTGAAAACAAGAATTTGATCACAGAGAACGCTTCTTCCAGTACGCAGAACGCCAACTTCTCCCGGGACCGCGTTGAGAAGACTCGCTTTCAAGTGATGGCGGAAGTCAACGCGAGCACGGCGCTCCTCTCTGCCGCCGTCATGCAGGCGACTCAGTATCAGTATTTCGAGTATGCCGAAATCAAACGGCGATTCATGCGCCCCAACTCCAAAGACCCGGACGTGCGCGAGTTCCGAGCCGCGTGCATGAAGAAGGGAGTCTCAGCAAAACTGCTCGTTCCCGAAGCATGGGAAGTCCATCCGGAGCGCGTCATGGGCGCTGGCAACAAGACTCTGGAAATGGCCGTCGCAGAGCAGTTGATGAACTTCCGCCCGCTCTACGATCCATCTGCACAGAGAATGATCCTTCGCGATGTCACCACAGCCATCACAGACGATCCGGCAAAGGCCGAAGCACTGGTGCCGGAGCAACCACAGGTGTCCAACTCCATCCACGATGCACAGCTTGCAGCGGGTTCACTGATGCAAGGATTGCCCGTCGCGATGAAGGACGGAATCAACCTTGGAGAATACGCTCAAGCGCTGCTGGCAGACATGGCCATGGTCATCGGAGAAGCCCAGAAGAACGGCGGCATGGTTTCACCGGAGAAACTGAAAGGCTTGAACATGATGGGCCAGCATGTCCAACAGGTGTTGACCGCGATGGAACCGGACCAGAGTCAGAAACAACTCGTGCGTCAACTGGGAGACCAACTCGGCAAGCTCAACAATTTCATCAAGGCGTTTACTCAACGGCTGGCCGAAGCGATGAAGGCACAGCAGCAACAGAACGGAAACGGCATCAAACCTGAAGACATGGCCAAGCTGGAACTGGAGAAGATGAGAGGCCAGCAAAAGATCGATCAGAGCAACAAGAGCCACGCGGCCAAGACTGCCCAGCGGAAGGTGCAGTTCGAGCAACAACAGCAACAAGAGGCCGAACGTTCACGCTTGCAGGTGGCAACCGAAACCGCTCTAGCTGGAATTGACATCGCCAAAGCCCGGGCATCCGCATCCGCATCCAACATGGAGGAGTGATGCCTGAAGGCTGGGTTGATTACGATGAAGGTGACGGACTCCCAGAAGACCAAGAAGACGATTCCGAAGACGAAGACTGAAGTTTTCGGGATGCTGGTCTTCGACTCACGAGCGGTGAGAGAATCGCTCAAACGATCACGCATGACACACACCAAACCGGTGACACAATGAAAGAGGCCAGCGACATCACCGCTCTCGTATTTGATCACGGACTATTCCTTCCCGTGGCCCAGACATTGGCGGGAAAGTTCAAGCGCGTCCTGTATCACACGCCTTGGGAAGAGTCGTTCCCGCAAATCTCCAAGTGCGTCATCGGTTCCGACGTGAGTGGAGTAGAGCGGTGTGAAGATTTCTGGCCGCTGATCGATGAGATTGATCTATTCGTGTTCCCGGACATTCAACACGGAGGATTGCAGAGTTACCTGAAATCGATTGGAAAGCCGGTCTGGGGTTCCGGTACGGCCGACAAGCTGGAAATCAACCGGCGCAAGTTTCTGAACTTTTTGGACGAGTCCGGATTGCATGTCCCTCCTCACAAAGTCCGTTACGGAGTCACCGAACTTCGGGATTACCTCAAAGACAAAGAGGACGTTTACATCAAAATCTCCAAGTTCCGTGGAGACTGGGAAACGGGATGCTTCCGCAACTGGAAGCTGGATGAGGGAATGATTGACGGGGTAGCACATCAGTTCGGACCGTGGCGCGAGAAGATTCCGTTCCTCGTGTTTGACAACATCGAAACGGAAATTGAAGTCGGACTGGACACCTTCTTCGTTGACGGTCAGTGGCCGGACGTGACGCAAATCGGTTACGAGAAGAAAGACGAAGCATACGTGTCCGCCGTTCAGAACAAGAAGCAACTCCCTCCGTTCATTGAAGAGGCGATGGAAGCTCTGACTCCACGGCTTACAGAATCCGGCTACTGCAACTCCCTGTCCGCAGAGTTCCGCGTTGCGAAGGACAAAGCTTACTTCATTGACCCGTGCTGCCGGTTCCCTCAACCGGGCACAAGTTCCAAGCTGGCGCTTTTGTCGAATCTGCCAGAGTTCATCTGGTCATCGGCAAATGGAATCGTCGTCCCTCTCCAACCCAAGAAACGGTTCAGCGCGGAAGTGTGCGTGAAGATGAAGGGCGACAAAAAGGATTGGTTAAACATCACCGTGCCGGACGACATGAAGGAGTGGCTCAAGCTCTCCAACTGTGGAAAGATCGATGGCGTTGTCTCCTTCCCTCCGATTGAATTCCGTGAAGATCGATTGGGATGGATTGTGTCGATTGGAAACACTTTGAAGGAGTGCGTTGACGACATACTGGACAAGGCTGGTAAGCTTCCAGATGGAGTGAGCGCAAACACGCTTCTGCTCTCCGAACTGATCAAAGAGATTAACGTAGGAGAAGCCGAAGGGATTGAGTTTGCTGACACCATTCCACAACCTGAAATCGTCGTACAATGAACAACGAACAGTATCCCGCTCCGCAGTTTCCATCCGCGCCAACCGCTCCATTTCATGCGACACGGGACCAAGCCAAGCCGTTGCAGAAGTTGATTGGAAGAATGTTCAAGGGAAAGGCTCCCAATCGCTCAAGAGGAAAAGGCTTGAGTGCGAATCAGAACGTGGCCATAAAACACAACAAGGTGAAGTTCTACTGACATGAACGGATCAGGTTGCCAGTTCGCTCAGGCCATGGTGAATCAGACTCCGGTCTACGACAACGCCGTCCGGAAGAAGAAGCGCCGTGAGAATCAGGTATTGAGCAAATCCGGCATCATCAGGCCGGACAAACGGAAGAAGGCAAAGTTCCTATGAGCGACATGATCACCGGGGTTCTTGTATTACAAGAATCTCTTGAGCCGGGAATCTTCAACATGTGGTTCCAGTACACCCGGCACGATGGGATGATTGGTCACTCCCACATTCCAATGAAGCGAGCGGGAACTCCACAACCTGAAAGCCACTTCGGACCCGTGTGGGATTTCGTGGAGGATAGTCCGTTCCTTCATTGCTCACCGTCCGTTCGGATTCTTGGGCCGTCTGAAGGCGCACCGGATCACTTTCACAACCAAGGTCAGTGGACAAACTACTATGTGTGGATGGCCAATCCACTTGGATCAGAACCCAACGGTTACGAGTTGTGTCAGCAGATCAACAAGCTCCCAACGAAGGAGGAACGTGATCAACTGATCTTCTCGCTCCGTGACAAAAAGATTCTTTTGTGATTGCACGATTGTGACAACGCTCGTATAACCCGAAAAAGATTATGGAAACCACCACACCTCCTCCGCTCAAACCGATCATCGTAAATCCAACTCCCAAGACTCGCTTCATGGCACAGCCCGGAAGCGTCATTGGCGGTCATCGGGACATGGTTTCAAGTCCACAGTTCCAAGTGAGCACGGATCACGCGCTCTTGGAATACGTTCGTGCGAACTGCGAGATGGACACGTCCAATCCTCAAATTGCGCTCGCGTCATTCTACCGGATTCAGGGAGCGTATGAGTTTCTCGGTTGCATGAGGAAGCTTGCTGAATTCACGCCAGTGCCGGTGAAGGCCGAAGGATCAACTCCCGATAATCTCAACCACAGAGTTTAATTTTTATGCCAGCCGCTCCTGAAGCACCGGCTGCACCCGCTCCATCAGCGCCAGTACAGCCACCCGCTCCCACAAATCCAGAATCCAAACAGACGATTCACGCCATTCCACCGGCTGTTGAGCCGATGGCACCACCAAAGCCCGGTTCGGCCCGGGACCGGATGCGGCAGGAGTTGCGCAAGAAAGTCGGCATCACAGAAGAGCCGGAAGCACCGGCTGCACCCAATCCCGGAGACAAGCCATCAGACAAACCTTCAGCGGGCAAATCTCTCCAGACTCCAGAGAAACCCGATGCCTCCACAGAGCCGGGAGAACCGAAACCTCCGGCAGAACCCGGCTCTGTCCCCGCCGGGGAACCGGGCAAAGGCGACAAGAAAGCCAGTCCGTGGAAGCTTCTTGACCAGCACAAAGCCAAGATCGTTGAACTGGAATCGAAACTTCTGGAGAGTTCGAAGCTACCCGAACAGGAGAAGAAGGGGTTCCTTGACCGAATCGAAAAAGCTGAAGCCAGAGCGAAGGAACTGGAAGACCACATCCGATTCGTCAACTACTCCAAGTCATCGGAGTTCGTGACGAAATATCAGCAGCCGTACGAGAAGGCGTGGAAGGCCGCGATGTCGGAGTTGAAGGAAATTCCCGTGATCATCGGAGAGGGTCAGACTCGTCCGGCAACCACGGACGATTTGCTGGCGCTGGTCAACATGCCGCTGGGAGCCGCACGCGAACAAGCCGAACAATTCTTCGGTCCGTTTGCAAATGACGTGATGGCTCATCGCAAGACTCTGAAGCAACTCTGGGAAGCTCAAGCCCAAGCGTTGGAGGATGCCGAAAAGAACGGAGCGGAGCGTGAACGGCAACACAACGAGATGACCCAGAAAAAGCTTGGAGAGATTCAGGAGCAGATGAACACGACTTGGCAGGCAGCCAACGACGAAGCGCTCAAGCATGAGAAGCACGGCAAGTATTTTTCCAAAGTCGAAGGAGACGAGGACGGCAATCAACGCCTTACAAACGGGTTTGAGATGGTTGACAAGGCGTTTCGAGAAAACCCGAAAGACCCGAATCTGTCACCGGAACAGAGAGCGACGATTATCAAGCGCCAAGCAGCAGTCCGTAACCGGGCAGCGGCATACGGAAGGCTCGTGAGTTGGATCGAGGAGCGCGATAATCGAATCGCTGAACTGGAGAAGGAACTTTCCGAAATCAAATCGAGTTCTCCGACTACAGACGGCGGCGGCAAGCCTCCGGAAAACCCATCAGTTCCGTCATCTGCCCGGGACCGGATGCACCAAGAATTGCGCAAGCGAGCCGTGCCTCAATAAATTTCTTCGTTGACAGATTTCTGTCCGAAGGAGTAAAAGCCGATCACTGTCATTGCGGTAGGTTGGTGTGTGGCAGCAACCGAAAGCCGACTGAGAGCTTTAATCTCACGCCCGCTTCCGAGACGTAGCTTCTAAAACGTCCCAAACGAAACGTGTGTTCCGCATTGGCGGTTTCACAAAAGCGTTTCGAAAAACTTAACCGTTTACGTTTTAGAATTTATGTCATGTCCCACAGGACAAATCGTCCGCTCTTGCGATTTTGGACAATTCTTCGTTGATCAGACGCCCAAGTTTGACGAACTGATCATGGAAGACATCCGTCCCACCGATGGATGGCTTGGCAACGTTTCCACCGGAACAACTCCGATGGGGACTCCCGTTGAAATCACCCAAGACCGTTTCCGCTCTGTGTGGCCCAACACCACCAAGACGTGGAATCGCGTCACGGCCAACGGTCCCGGCTGTACTGGCAATCCGTGTGATCCTACCGAGAATCAAATCGGCTGGGGTGCGGATCGTCTCACCTACTACGCCGAACAACAGACGTGGGGAACTCCCCTCATCTGTTACGACCAAGACATGCACATCACCCACGCCGAACAGCACATTGATCAGGTCATCAATGAGATTCTGCGTCCGGCAACCTCCGCCATCTCCAGTAACTTCTTGCGCAAGCGCACGCTCCTCTGGTCAAAACAGAAGAACGTTGCCAACCGAAACTTCGGTGTGCAGGGAACGACTGGCGTGTTCACCTTCCAGTGGGTTCTGGCCGGTGCCAACGGTGACG